CAAGATCAGAACCATCTGTGGCAATTGCAACACTCTTACGGCCACCTTTGTCTTTGTAAAAAGCAGCTGCAACAAGCTTGTCACCTTTTGTATATAGTTTCCAAAACGGCAACTTATCGATCATATCCTGCTTAGAGCCAAAGCCAGAACCTTTAATACCACCAATTGGCGCATAAGATTTCTGTAAAATATTCCAAGCTTGATCTACCCACTGTTCTCTTTGCGGCTTTGATTCTGCACCGATAAAGTTCTTATAGTTCTCAGTGATATGTTGCTTGAAAGAAAGCATAGAGTAACTCCTTTTCCAATTATTTCTTTCTATTTATATTCAGGCGGACTTAACTGCCTGAACACGAGCACGGAACATACCGTCCTTGATTCTATTCACATTAGTCTCGCCATCAGGAAAGACATCAGCAAACTTTACTGCACGAACAGCATTGAACACATTCACTACTTTTACCAGATGATCTACATTAGCATCTTGACTACCCAGACGACCTCGTTCATCTACTTGGCCCAATCGGTGCAGCAGATTTACTACTACTGGGTCGTTGAAAGCACCCATCTCAGTGAACATTTTCACATAGGTTTTTGGGTTCAGTTGATCCAGGCGGTGCATATTCATGTGGAATTTTGTCACTGCCATTAGCCTCTGTCGCATCTTAGAAGGCACACTCAGCCGGTTGCAGAAGTACTCTACTACAGGAACTCCCTTTACATCATGGCCGAAGTGCTTAGGCAACTTATCACGTGGGGTAAGACCTTTACCAAAGTCGTGTACCAGAGCAGCCATACGAGTTTCCAAATCAAACCCTGCACGAGCAGCAGCAGTCAGAACTAAAAGTGAATGCTCCATCGCGTCACCTTCTGGATGCCAACGGAATGATTCCAGCGCAGTCTTCAGTCTGTATACTTCTGGAAATACTACATGCAGAGCATCTGTTTCCAGCAGAGTATCAAAGAACAATCGAGGATGGGGTTCCATCATTGCGCGGCTCAGTTCTTTCCAGACGCGCTCGGAAGTCAGTTCATTCAGAGTACCTGCTTTTGCCATCTGGGATATCAGAGTAGCAGTTTCGGGAGCAACTTTCCATTCTGGACCGAAGCGAGCACGGAAGCGAGCCAGTCGCAGAACACGAACTGGGTCTTCTTTGAAAGCGTCTGAAGTGTGACGTAGAACTTTATTTTTGATATCAACAGCACCATTGAAAGGATCAACAACATTACCATCTTCGTCCATTGCCATTGAGTTGGCCGTAAGGTCCCTTCTACCAAGGTCGTCGGCTAAAGTTACATCAGACGAAAATTCCGAAGTAAAGCCCAGGTAACCAGTACCTGTTTTCTTTTCCCTGCGCGCAAGGGCGTATTCATCCCCTGTCTCTGGATGGAGATAAACTGGGAAGTCAGCGCCGACTTTTTCAAAGCCGGCTGCAGCCATTTCATCATGGGTAGAACCAACGACAACATAATCGCGATCTTCTGGATCTTTGCCCATCAGCATGTCGCGCACTGCACCGCCGACTAGAAATTTAGATATTGTCATTGAAAACTCCTAATCTGTACCGATTCATGCCAAGTGTTAATTAAATTCACATTCAAGCTCGTAGTATAAACAATCATCAACATATTCAGGATCATAATTAGTGTAGAGGTATTCAAGATAGGCTTGGTGTGCAGCAAAATCTTGTTCAGCTTTAAGATGCGCTTGAAGATCATTATCGTATGTTGAGCAAGCAGACAGAAGAATTGCAATTGTAATTGTTACATATTTCATGATTTTATTCCTTTGTTTATATGATCAACATATACTGATTCGGATCAGGTGTCAACAGAATTATATTGTTCCAAAAAGTTATCCATATACCCGTGAATGTTTTCTGCACCTACTGGGTTCTTAGAATGAACAAAGTAGCGGAAATCATCTGGTATATGAACACCATCCATAATCATTTCACAAAGACGCTTGGCTATATCAAATCCTGTCCGCTCATCCTTACCTAGATCATGATCAAAGCTGATGGTTTCCGGAAACCCTGAAGATACAACAATATCAATCACATCAAACCAATTTCGTGCAATAACCCAATCATCCTGGCGATACATTGCATTTTCTTGCCAGGTCTTACCCCATGTCACATCTCGTGGATCTCGTTCGTCATCTATAAAAAGTCGGTAAATCATAATGTTATCCTTTTGTTTATAAATAGTAACATATACCGATTCGGTTAAAATGTCAACAGGAGTTTTTGCAATGATTACAAATTTTCTCTCCCCGTTAGAGTTCAGAGTAGCAATAAAGCGACTTCCGAATGTTGAGTTTTTTGTCCAAAGAGCAAATATCCCTGGTATAAGTGCACAGCCGGTTGAAGTTCAAAACCCATTCCGTAAGACATTTAGATCACCCGATCAGTTGGATTATTCAAATCTTGATCTTACATTTATTATTGATGAAAATATGAGCAACTATCTTGAGATATATAATTGGATTAGTGACACGACATTTCCACGAGACTTTAATGAATTCAAACGAATAAGTGAATCTGACGGGGGTCTTGATTCAGATATCACAATTCAGATTCTTAATAGTCATAAAAATTTAAATCTAGAAGTAAGGTTTGTTAACTGTTTTCCAATTAGTATATCTGATATTGCTCTTGATACGACACAATCTGATCTAATTTATCCTGAAGTAACGGCAACTTTTCAGTACGATTCATTCAGTATCAACAAACTTTAATTGACATCTCAAACACTTAGTATTATAATGTAATTTGATTGTAATGGAGACTATTATAGCATGGCACTAACACTTGAAGATATAAATGAGATGTGGTCAATTGATGCCAAGATTAACGAAATTGATCTTGGTAATGAAGCACTTAAAATACCAAAATTGCATAACAAATATTACACCTTTTATGTAAAAGAAATGCTTAGGGTTAAAAAATATCGTGCTCAATTAAAAGAACTTGAAATGGCTAAGCATGAGTATTACACTGGCACAATGGCTGAGGAAGATCTTAAAGTAAGAGGTTGGAAGCCAAACCCACTGAAGATTATGAAATCAGAAGTTTCACGATATATTGATGCCGATCAAGACATCATTGATCTAAGTCTTAAAATTGATTATTTTGTTCAGACTGCTTCCTATCTAGAAGATATCATAAAGCAAATAAATAGTCGTAACTTCTACATCCGCGCCGCTATAGATTGGGCCAAGTTCCAAGCTGGCGGCATGTAAAACTAAAAGGTATGATATGAGAGATATAGTAAAGATTGAAAAAGTTGATGCGGTAAATATGCGAGTAACTGCTGATCCAGGTATTCGCCAAGAACTCATGAATTACTTTGCCTTTAGACCGGAAGGCTATCAGTTCTCTCCAAAATATAAAAGTAGAGTTTGGGATGGATATATCCGCTTATATAATCCCATGAAGCCTTACTTGTTGGCTGGTCTTACAGAATATCTTAAAAAGTTCTGTGATGACCGAGACTATGATCTTGAAATAGAAAAAGACTTCAATCCTACAGAAGAAATACATGATGGATATGTAGAAGAACTCGTAAAAGAAATAGGTGCAAAATTAAAGCCCCGTGATTATCAAATTGAATATGTACTCAATGCACTACGATCAAACAGATCACTTTCATTAAGCCCAACAAGTAGTGGCAAAAGTTTTATTCAGTATCTAATTCAACAACACTACTATAATGTATATGGCCACAGAACTTTAATAATTGTGCCTACAATTGGTCTTGTGCACCAAATGGCAGGCGACTTCATAGACTATGGATGTGATCCAGACACTATCTATAAGATACAAGGCGGAGTCGACAAAAACACCCGAAAGCAGATCGTCATAAGCACGTGGCAAAGTTTGATAAAGCAACCCAAGGAATGGTTCGATCAATTTCGCGTGATACTTGGTGATGAATGCCATTTGTTTGCTGCAAAATCACTTCAGACTATTATGTCCAAGTTAGATGAAGCATATTACCGCCACGGGTTTACTGGTACTATAAGTTCCGATTCAAAGACACACCGACTTATCTTAGAAGGTGTTTTCGGGCCGATACGCAGATTTGTTACTACAAAGGATCTTATCGATCAAGGAACCGTAGCAAACTTCAATGTAAAGGCACTTGTTCTTACCTATGACAAAGAAACAAAAAAAGCCTTTAACCAGGCAATAAAGAAAACTGATAATGCCAAACGTTATCCCGCCGAACGAGCATTTTTGTTTTCAAATCACAAACGTAATATGTTTATACGAAATCTTGTTTGGTCGCTTGATCAAACAAATAATTTAATTTTGTTTGATCAGATTGAAAATCAAGGTGATATACTCAAGCCATTACTAGAAAAAGAAGGCAGAGTACTTCACTATATACACGGCTCTACATCAGGCGATGATAGAGAACGAATCAGACATTTAGTGGAAAATGATCCTATCAAACAACACAACATTTTAGCGTCTTCGGGTACCTTTTCTACTGGAGTTAATTTGAAGCGTCTAGATGTAGCTATCTTTGTATCAGGCGGCAAGTCTGAAATTCGTACCCTACAATCAATTGGTAGAACATTGCGCAAGGGCAATGGGTCTGACGACGCAACATTATATGATATTGCCGATGACCTTTCTGGTGGTTCATTCATCAACTACACGCTGAAGCATTTTAGAACAAGAATTGAAATGTACGCGGCTGAGCAATTCCCATTCAAAATTTACAACATTAATCTATAGATACTATATTCCAGAGCAAGCTCAACATATCTATAAAGGATAACTAAAGTTATATGAATTCCATTATATGAATGTTAATTCAATTATAACATATGTTGAGCTTGTGTCAACAAAATAATGCACACCAACTGAACTTTTTTCTAAGTGTTTCTTTTGGTTGACAAATCATATAGATTGGTATATAGTATAAAGAAAAAGGATATAATAATGGCTAGACGAGCAAAAAAGAATTATGTGAACAACCGCGATTTTTTTGAGGCATTGGTTGCCTACCAGAAAGCATGCAAGGAAGCAGAGGACGCCGACGACGAAAAACCTCGGGTGCCTAACTATATAGGTGATTGTATATGGCAAATAGCAACCCGACTTGCATCAAAACCCAACTTCAGTGGCTACACATATAAAGAAGACATGGTTATGGACGGAGTAGAGAACTGCCTATTATATATGCACAACTTTAATCCAGAAAAAACTGAAAATCCATTTGCATACTTTACTCAGATTATTTGGTATGCATTTCTTCGCAGGATCGCAAAGGAAAAGAAACAAATGTATGTTCGCTATAAATCATCACAATCGATGATTTCAAATGGTGGCACATACGAAGGTGATGATGTTTCATTGTATTTAAATACTGATGTGGATTATATCAATAACTTTATTCAAGATTATGAAGATAAGTTAAATAATAAAAAATGAAAGGCGGTAACACACAATATGAAAATAGCACTACTTTGCGATTCACACCTAGGTGCCCGCAGCGACTCAAAAATATTTCTACAGCATCAAGATAATTTTTTTACAAATCAATTTTTTCCTTATCTTGAAGAACATAAAATTGATACAGTGCTTCATCTGGGTGATATTTTTGATCGTAGAAAGTATATCAATTTCTATACATTAAAACGTTCCCGTGAATTCTTTTTTGATGTTCTAAAAGAGCAAAATATTCAGATGCATGCAATCTTAGGCAATCACGATACTTTCTGGACTACATCAAACGAAGTAAACTCGGTTTCACTGCTACTAAAAGAATATGATAATATTCAAGTTTACGAAAACGAGCCAGTCGAGCTTGAATTCGGTACTACTAGAATTATGATGTGCCCATGGTTAGTAAAAGAAACAACTGAAGTTGCTCTTACTAAAATAAAAAAATCAACTGCTCATATACTATGTGGTCATTTTGATCTCAAGGGCTTTGAAATGATGAAAGGTGTAGTAAGTGACCATGGCTTTGATTATAAGCAGTTTGATCACTTTGAAGCTGTATATTCCGGCCATTACCACCATCAATCCCAGTATGGAAATGTCAAGTATCTTGGTGCGCAGTACGAGATGAACTGGTCAGACTATGCTTGTAAGAAGGGGTTTCATGTATTAGATACTGAAACAAGAGAGTTGACATTCGTTGAAAACAGTGATAGGATATATCATAAGATCGACTATGATGATACGGATCTAGCTATTGATGATATAGCTGCATTAGATACTTCTATGCTAAAGGACTGTTACATCAAGGTTCTTGTAAAGAACCGATCAAATCCTTACTTGTATGATATGTTTCTCAACCGCTTGAATGAATGCGGCGCAGCTGATATTAAATCTGTAGAAGATACATTGAACCTTTCAGGCGCAGGCCTTGATGAATTGATGGAAGAAGCAAAAGATACCAAAGATATACTTCATTCATACATAGACTCCGTAGAAACTAATATAGATAAAAAACGAATTAAGAGTGTAGTTGACGAACTTTATATAGAGGCAATGAATCTTTAATGCACATACAATTTACTAAAGTACGATATAAAAATATTATGTCAGTAGGTAATAATTTTATTGAATTAGAACTTGACAAGTATAAAACATCACTTACATCAGGATCAAATGGTGCGGGCAAGTCAACATTTATTGAGGCAATTGTTTTTGCATTATTCAATAAACCGTTCCGTAGGATCAACAAGCCACAGTTAGTAAATAGCGTTAATGGTAAGGAACTATTAGTAGAACTTGATTTTACAATTGGCTCGGATAAGTATATGATTCGTCGCGGTATGAAGCCAGGAATTTTTGAGATTTGGAAGAACAATGATCTCTTAAATAAAGATGCAGCATCTAAAGATTATCAACTTTATCTAGAACAAAATATTCTTAAGATGAGTTTTAAATCGTTCTCGCAGATTGTAATTCTTGGTAGTGCTACATATGTTCCTTTTATGGAACTACCAACTGGACAACGCAGAGAAATCATTGAAGATCTATTGGACATACAAGTATTTAGCACGATGAATACTTTGCTTAAGGAACGAATCAGTGAAAATAAAGCACTTATAACTGAAAATAATTACCAGATTGATTTGGTTCAGACCAAAATAGATTCTGCTAAAGATCATAATGAAGAAATTCAACGAATGAAACAAACAGAAGTAGAAAAGATTAAGTCAAAAATATCAAAAAATCTAGTTGAAATTGAAACAGAGCAATCTCATACTGAAATGTTTGAAGCGCAGATAACAGAACTAAGTTCCACTATAAATGATAAACAGAAACAAAAGCAACTTCATGAAAAAGTAAAAACTCTTCTTTTGGAATTGGAAACAAAAGAGCGAGAATATAAAAAGGAAATTGACTTTTATTCTAAGCATGATAATTGCCCGACATGTAAGCAAGGTATTGATCATGAGTTTAAGTCTGAAATAGTAACCGAGCGTAATCTCAAATCCTCGGAGATACATACTGGTCTAGAACAATTATCCCAGAAGAAACTAGAGGTAGAAACTAGACTTTCTGAGATATCAAATATAGAAGATGAAATTCAGAAATTTCATAATAAGGCAAATGAACACCGTCTACAGGTTAAGATAATTATGAATCAATTAAAGGTATATAAAAAAGAACTAGAAGGTGCCGAAAAAGAGGTAGAAGAAATTGATCAAAGTAAAATACTAGAGTTTAATAAACATTTATCGGAAAAACAAATCGAACAAACTGAGTTATACGAAAAAAGAGAAACTCTGGGTATTGTTGCTTCTATGCTTAAGGATGGCGGAATTAAGACTAGTATCATTAGAACATACATACCAATTATGAATAAACTTATAAATCAGTATCTTTCTGAGTTTGAACTTTTCGTTGACTTTAACCTTGATGAGAATTTTAATGAAACTATTAAGAGTAGATTTAGAGATGCGTTCTCGTTTGCTTCGTTCTCTGAAGGTGAGAAGATGCGCATAAGTTTGAGTATTATGTTTACATGGAGAGCAATTGCAAAGCTCAGGAACTCAGTATCAACTAATTTATTAATAATGGACGAAACTTTAGATTCCGCTTCAGATTCTGCGGGAGTTGAGGCTCTGATCGATATTCTCCATAAGACACATGCCACTGATAACATTTTCGTCATTAGTCACCGCGGTGAAACCTTTGGTGAAAAATTTGACAATCACATACGATTTGAAAAAGTCAAGAATTTTACTCAGTTGGTGGCATAAAGTAGTTGACTTAACCCTATCCATGGGTTATGGTGGAACAAATTACATACATTATTGAAAGGAATTTGATGTCTAAATTCTACACATCAGTCGAACGCTATGGTAGTAACATATTATGGAGAGGTTATGATAATGGTCGTCGCTTCTCTAAAAAGATAACATTTGAGCCTACACTTTATCAATATGCAAAACAAGAGACTAATTTCAAGTCATTGCTCGGTGAAAGATATCTAGCTCCCAAAAAATTTGATAGTATGAACGATGCCAAGGACTTTGTTGAGCGGTATAAAGACGTTCATGGGCTTGAAATTTACGGTACCTCTAATTATGTTACACAGTTCATACAGGAACAATATCCTGGGCATATTGACTTTGATATGAGCCAGATTAATATCTTTAACTTCGACATTGAGGTTGATATTTCAGAAAAACTTCCAAATATGGAAACAGCCGATAATGAAATTACTTCTATTGCAATCAAATCATCAAAATCAGATACATATCATCTATTAGGTCGCAAGGATTATGATAAAACTATAACTCTGTCAGGTATTGATCCAGATAATATTCAATTTATGAAGTTTGATACTGAATTACAACTATTGAGTAGATTTATGCAAATTTGGAAAAATGATTATCCAGATATTGTCACTGGTTGGAATGTAGAATATTTTGATATTCAATATATTGTAACTCGTATCATACGTCTCTTCGGTGAAGCCAAGGCTAGAGAATTATCGCCTTGGGGTAATATCCGACAGACAAGCAGAGAGATCTTTAACCGTAAACAATCAACATATAATATCTCCGGTGTAACTATTATTGACTATATGGATGCCTTTAAAAAGTTTGGCTATAAATATGGCACTCAGGAATCATATAAACTTGATCATATCGCGCATACAGTGTTAGGTACTAAGAAACTTGACTATTCACAATATGGCTCACTCACTGAATTGTATAACAAAAATCCACAACTGTATCTTGATTATAATCTTGTGGATACGCATCTCATTCAACGTATGGAAGAAGAAACCGCTTTGCTGGCACTTGTGCTTACTGTTGCATATGGCGGCGGTGTGAACTATTCTGATGCGTTTGGTACTGTTGGTATCTGGGAAGCAACATTATATCGTAAGCTTATGGAAAAGTCACTAATCCCACCAGTTAAAAGTAGTCCTGGTGACAAACTAGGGGAATTGGTAGGTGGATATGTAAAGGATCCAGTCACAGGTGTTCATCGCTGGGTAGTCTCGTTTGACCTTAACAGTTTGTATCCACACCTAATGTTACAATATAATATGTCACCTGAAACATTTGTTGCGGATAAGCGTGCATATGTTTCACAGGACATGGTTCTTAATGACGAGTATCAAAACGATGATAAAGATTATTCAGTTTGCGCAAATGGTGTACATTTTACTAATAAGAAACTTGGTATCATCCCAGAGATCATTCAAGAATATTATGCAAATCGTTCAGTAATCAAAAAGGAAATGTTGCGAGTTGAATCTGAAATCGAAGAGATAAAAAAAGAAATACAAAGAAGAAAAAAAATGTTATAATAAACTCCTATTATGGTTCTATTGTATATAAATACTATTCTACTATACATAATAGGGAAACACATGGTTGTTTATAAAGAAATACTAGAAAGTAAACCACACGATAAAAGACAATTAGAAAGATATATAAAGTTTATAGAGCACTGTAGAGAAAGTAATGATGCCGATAGAAATATTGGGCATCATATTTGTCCAAGAGCCGCAGAAATGTTCAAGGAATATGAATGTTTCAGGAAAAATCCTTGGAATAAAATATTGCTCACGGAGAGACAACACTTTATAGCACATCTTATTCTATGGAAAGTTTATAGGAATGTTTCTATGACATTTGCCTTGAATATGATGAGAAACTTCGGAGGTGTCACAGTAACAAGTAGATTATATGAAGAACTTAGGGAAGATGTTTCTTCCATCATAGGCAAATCTAATAAAGGAAGAAAAAGAACTAAAGATGTAAGAGATGCAATAGGTAAAAGAACAGAAAACACAATTATAGTATTCGATTGTAATGACACTGATCGTAACTGCTTTAGGATCAACAAAGATGATGAAAAATATGACCCAGAAATACATTTATTTTATAGGACCGGTTATAAACATAGCGAAGAAACTAAGTTAAAGATTGGAAGACCGGGAAAAATATGCTGTTATAATGAAGAAACCAATACTATAAAATATGTAGAAGATGTTGATTCTATACCGGATGGCTTTCGTATTGGAGGTGGTCCCAATCAAAAGATCTCAGAGTATTTTTCGAATAGTATATGGTGTTACAACCCAAAAACAAAACATCAAATACGTATACCTGAAAATGAAATACCAAATGATTATATCAGAGGTAGGATCTTAGAAAATAACCCGGGAATTGACAAGGCAAACGCAATGATGGGTGTTGTAGATATAATAGAGCAAAAAGCAACAAAAACTACCGTAATAGATAAAACCCGGCACGGGCCTGAATCTGGTAGAAGTACTGAAAAAACTGTAGTTGCAGTTTTTAATGATAAGATCTTTACAAACATAAAAATCTTAGTTGACTTTTTACATGGCAACGGTTATTATATAACCATAGAAAGAGGTAATAATACATTAAATGCACTGAACCATATGATAATCAAAAAACCTCACTTTAACTGTAAAAATGAGATAAACGAATTCAGAAAGAAAAATCAAGGCAAAACTCTAAATGATTTGGGTATATTTTTCTATAAACTCACGGACTTTGATCTTAAAAAACATAAAGGGAAAGAAATATATTGGAAGACTTAACATTGGAAGACTTAACATTGGAAGAACTAGAGGAACTTATCGAAAATAAAAAACAGATATCAACACGCCTGCACAATAAACAGATGTCAATAAAAATCCTTAAACATTCATGAGGCTTCACGGGGTGACCCGTGTCGAAAATTCCGTGAACTGCTGGAAAGCTAAGTGATTATAGATCATATGCCAATCAGCATCCAAGCCCGAAAGGGAAGGTTCAGAGACTATCCTATATGGAGTAGGGTTACAAGCTAATGGTAACTCGAAGCGCGGAACATCTTTATAAAGATGATGATATAGTCCGATACCAGTAGAAATGCTGGAGACAGTTTGCGACTGTCGTAACAAAAAGATGAATAGTTTATACGGCGCCGTCGCGAACCGTTACTTCCTATACTATATTGCAGAAATGGCAGAAGCAATTACTACATCAGGTCAGCTTTCAATCAGATATGCTGAGAAGTCAATTAACGGATATCTTAATAAAGTTTTAAAAACAGACGACATTGACTATGTTTATTACTGCGATACAGACTCCGCTTATGTTAATCTTGAGCCACTGATTGTAAAGGTTTTCGGCAGTGCCGATATTGATCGAAAAGCCGGTGAAGACTTTATTGATAGTGTCTGTAAGGAAAAGATTGAAAAGGCAATTCAGCATGGCTATGAAGAATTAGCTAACTATATGGGTGCATATAGAAACGCAATGTCAATGAAACGTGAAAAGATAACCGACAGAACGTTATTCGTTGCTAAAAAGCGCTATATTATGAGTGTTTTAAACTCGGAAGGTGTTCATTATGAAACACCCAAGATTTCAGTCACTGGTATTGAATCGGTTAGATCATCAACACCTGAAGTATGCAGGGATGCGCTGAAGGAATCCTTTGGTATTATTCTTAATTCGGACGAAAAAACAGCACAGGCTTTTATTGAAGACTTTAGACAGCGATTTGTTACTTTGGCGCCAGAGCAGGTTGGTAAAGTTTCTGGTACTGATGATATTGCTAAATATACTGATAGAACAGGATCTTATCTCAAAGGTTGTCCAATACACGTACGTGGTGCAATTCTATACAATAAAATGATGAAAGAAAAAGGTCTCAATAAGAAATACGAGTTAATTCAGTCAGGTGATAAGGTAAAGTTTGTTTATCTGAAAACACCAAATCCTTTGATGGAAAATATTATTTCATTCCCTGGCTTCCTACCAAAGGAACTTGGACTTGACAAATATATTGATCATGAGTTGCAGTTTGAAAAGGTTTTCGTTAAACCACTCGAAAACATCCTAGACGCACTTAACTGGTCATCAAAGAAAATTGATACACTTGAGGATTTCTTTAGTTGACATATAGAGAAAATCGGTATATAAAGGATATATTACATGAAGAATTACGAAATTGATACGTCAGAAGAATACGAAGATTTTGTCGGATACGTTTCCGCAGATAATCTTTCCAAGAACTCACTAGGGGATTTTCTCGGTGATGTTCCTGAAGAATACAAGCCATCTGTAAAACCTAAAAATGTTGACCCTGAGTTTCCAGAGGAATGGCAAAGCCTTTTCATGAGCTTTGATACTGAGGAAGATGTCAAGGAATTCGTCAAACAATCTGGTATCGTCGTGTCTCCTAAAACAAAAACTATAATATATGAAACAGAAAACGATAACAGTAACAGTGGTATCTTTAACTTTATGGGTGATTAAACATATGCTAACTACAATTGATACAGTAGAAGAATTACAGAACATGTGGCGCGATCCATATGCTCAATGGTATGCTGCGGGTATGCCAGGTTTCTCACAGAAGGAACAAAAAGAGGGCAGACAATTAGATATAAAATTTCGCACAAAGGCGGCACGACAAGAGTTTTCTGATAAGCTTAATTTAAGCCTTACTGACCGAACCAATTCAGTTTGGTTTCCAGTAAGAGAGCGTGAAAAGAACATGTCTAAGCGATATATTCTTGAGGACAAAAAAGATCAATATCTGCCAAGATACCCTATTTACATCATTTCCAAAGGTCGCTGGGAAACACGCCACACCTCTAGAGCGCTAGAAAATATGGGTGTGCCATACTATATTGCAGTAGAGCCCCAAGAATATGACAACTACTGTGCTGTCATTGACCCAGCAAAGGTGTTGAAACTACCATTCAGCAACCACGGTAAAGGATCAGGTCCTGCTCGTAACTGGTGCTGGGAACACTCTAGAGCAAATGGCTTTAAGCGCCACTGGCTAATGGATGATAATATGTCAGAGTTCTGGAGGCTTCACAGAAATAAGCGATATAGAGTTGACGAGGGCGGTAGCCTTTTTAGTTCTACTGAAGATTTTGTTGATCGGTTTGAGAATATAGCACTCGCGGGGCTACAATATAAATTCTTTGCTGTTGATAAATGTGACTACCCTCCTTATATTCTAAACACTCGTATCATGTCATGCTTCTTGATTGATAATGATATTGATATCCGTTGGCGGGGCAAATATAACGAAGACGTAGATCTTTCAATTCGTGCTCTAAAAGAAGGCATGTGCACAATGTTATTCTATTTTGGCTTGTGTGGTAAACTTAAGACTGGTTCAGTTAAAGGCGGCAACACCGCCGAAATCTATAATAATTATTCCGACGATTCTGCAATGCGTAAATCACAGATGCTCTACGAAATGCACCCAGACTGTGTTGAATTGATGGAACGATATGGTAGAATACATCACTTTGTAAATCTAGATAAGATTGTAAATAAACACACCGGCCAACCGGCTAGACAAAATGTACCCATTCTTAAAAAAGACGTTGATATTGTACATGATGTAAATAATTATGGCATGAAATTGGTAGCTAACTTTGATACACCTGAACAAAAGGAAATTCCAGAGTTTCAGATCAAACATTATCCAGAAGGAAGGAATAATATTCATGAGTAAAATACTCGTAACTGGTGGCGCCGGCTTTGTTGGCAGCCACCTTTGTGAGCGTCTATATTCAATGGGTCATTCGGTAACATCATTGGATAATTATTTTACTGGAAGTACAAGAAATCATGTACCAGGCGTGAACTATATTTCTGGGTCTACTGAATTGATTAATAATATTTTTAGAACTATACGGTTCGATATTATATTTCATTTAGGTGAATATTCACGAGTAGAACAAAGCTTCGATGATATTAACTTGGTATGGCAATACAATAAACTTGGCACATATGAAGTACTAAAATATGTGCAGAAAAATAAGTCTAAATTAATTTATGCTGGTTCATCGACTAAATATGCAGATCATACCCCAGGTTATGTACAAAGCCCCTATACTTGGTCAAAGGCATCAAATACTGAGTTAGTAAAACAATATGCTGAGTGGTATGGGTTTGATTATGCTATAACATATTTCTATAATGTATATGGTGGACGTGAAATAAGTGATGGAAAATATGCTACACTTATTGCTAAATACAAAGAATTGGCTAGACAAAATAAGCCTTTACCGGTAGTTCTTCCTGGGACACAAGCCCGCAATTTTACACACATTGATGATATCGTTGATGCTCTAGTTCTAATCGGTGAAAATGGTCACGGTGATGAATACGGCATCGGTAATCCATCAGGGTTTACTATTCAGCAAGTTGCAGAGCTATTTGAGCAACCAATCGAACATCTACCAGAACGCAGAGGTAACCGAATGTCAGCTCCAGTGGTAAGTAATAAGACTAAAGCCCTGGGTTGGGAACCTACTAGAGAATTATTCGACTATATTAATATATTGAAACAAAACGGATGGAATATATGAGCAAGAAAAAATTGAAAATGGCGATTGTCGGCCATGGCTTTGTCGGGGCTGCGGTTGATTATGGCTTTACAGATACCAATTGCGATAAAATTATCATTGATCCAAAATATGGCACCGCCGTAGATAGTCTAGTTGGACTTGGTATACAGGTGTCATTTGTATGTGTTCCTACTCCAATGGGTAATGATGCAAGTATTGATGCTAGTATATTAATTGATACTATTTCAAAATTGCTTTTACACACAGAAGGACTCGTGGTAGTAAAATCTACCGTTATACCTAGCATCATACAAGAACTTGCAAAGAGTGACCGAGTGATCTACAACCCAGAATTTCTTACTGAAAAATCAGCAAATGAAGATTTTGTAAATCCAATTATGCATGTATTTGGTGGGTCGCCTGCTAGGACTGAAGAACTAGAAAAGATCTATGAGAAGTATAGTGCGTGCAAACCCTGCCCAGTATATCACATGACGGCCGATGAAGCCAGTTTTGTAAAATATGGTATGAATTCATTTCTTGCTTCGAAGGTGCTATTCTTTAACCAGTTCCATGATATTGTAGAACAGTTTGGTAGCAATTATTCTACCATTATAAAGGCCATAGGCACTGACCCAAGGATCGGACCCTCACATACTATGGTACCAGGCCATGATGGAAGATCCGGTTTCGGTGGAAGTTGCTTCGTGAAAGATACCGCTGCATTTGTTATGTTTGCTCGAGGACAGGACAGGGATTTTACATTACTAGAGGAAACAATCCGGCGCAATCAAGACTATCGAAACTCATATGGCGAGCCACTTGACCGCGAAAAGCAAATGAATGTAAAATTTGATTATGATATCTAAATGAGCAAGCTTATACTTATAACTGATATAATTGAAAGACAAATACCCAAAGATGATACAATACCAGAATCATTTGTCAGGGGTAGACTTAAAAAATGAAACAAGAGGTTAAGGCTTCGTTTATGAAAGTTGCATATATATTTTCCGAATTATCAAAAGCAAAAAGACTGAAAGTTGGTGCAATTGCAGTAAAAGATGATAGAATTTTATCAATTGGTTATAATGGGACTCCATCAGGTTTTGATAATAGCTGTGAAGATGAAAATGGAAATACTAAGATAGAAGTATTGCATGCAGAAGCAAATTGTATTGCAAAACTTGCGAAATCTAATGAAAGTTCGGAAGGTGCCATAATTTTTGTAACACATTCTCCGTGTATCGAATGTGCAAAGCAAATTTATGTTGCTGGGATAAAAGAAGTATATTATGATATAGAGTATAGAGATGATAGTGGTATAAAACTTCTAAGAAAGCTAGGGTTGAAAATTGAAAAATATGATTCGTAGTGGTGTATCAGTTAAAGATTCGACAATATATGTTTTGGGTCTGCCACTATGTCCAGATTGTACTAAAGCAATAATCCAATCTGGAATAAAAAGAGTTGTAGTTTCACCAGATCCTTATACCCACAATACCAAATGGACTATCAAGTGGGATGAGATCTCAAGACCAATGTTATCAGAGGTAGGGGATATTTCAGTTACGTTTATGAACTCAGATAAACTAGACTAAGATCTATATAAATAGTTTCTTTATGATGGATATATTATGACAAAGACCTTGAAGCATATCTATTCTGGTGTAGATCAATCTGACCCTAATAGAAATAAAAATGATTTGTATAGAACCCCGCCTCTTGCTACTTATATTCTTTGCAAATACACAAAAGTACCCAAGAAAATAGTCGAGCCTTGTGCTGGCTTTGGCAATATTGCTATAGAGTTAGAACGCAACGGACATACATTACATTGCTCAGATTTAAACTATTATAAAGAAGCATTGCTTCCGATCAAAACTAGTTATGATGCAATGCTTCTTCCTAAAATAGAAGATTATGATGGCGTTGTCACAAACCCCCCTTATCATAAAGACTTACCTAGGAAACTTGCTGAAAAGTTTGTTGCCGAATATGACTACGTTGCTTTCTTTGTCAGATTGACATTTTTGGAAGGTATGAAACGATATAAGTTGTTTACAAATAACCCACCCAGTGATATAATTATCTTATCGGATCGGGTTAATTTTGGTAGCAAAGAAATTGAGCCGGTTAATTTGGAAGAACAGATAGGCGGCATGATAAGTTATATGTGGGTAATTTGGAATAAAAAGGCAGAACATACTGATACTAAACTGCAATGGGTCCTACTGAAAGACGAATATCCAGAATGGCGTGAACAATATGATGCTTGGTTAAAATCAAAATGAAAATTTATTTCATACCATATACCCTAAAAACATACCTTTCCGAAACTAAGTTCCATAGTGGAATTGATGTTTCTATGATGAGTACTATGAAACTTGTTTCTGCTATGGGGCATGATACTCGCGTATTTGCTCTAGCAAGTAATTTAGATGAAACTAAACATAATGTTTTTATTTACAATAAAGATTTAGAAGCATCTGGTGTAAAAGCATATTATAAGACTCGCAGGAAAGAAATACTCGAGTCTTTATATGCTGATATCATTAAGTATAAGCCCGATCTAATCTTCTCAAATCACGATGTAAATTCGGTATATTCTAAACTCACATCTATTGTCGATGTGCCTATTATATACCAAAATCATGCAATGCCAGGTTTTTTTACCGATCTGAACAATGCAAATCTATTCTATAAACTTACTAGAAGATCAATTTATGCGCTATGTGTTTCAGACTTTCATAAAACAAAGTTTGAAAAATATTATGCAAAGACCAGATCTGAATGGGATTTTGACGAGTTAAAAGCTGACGATGTTCTGCATAGTATCTATACCGAGCAAAAGCATATTGCAAAGGTATCGGATGATATTATCCGACACGTGTCAGCAATGAATCCCGGCAAGAAAACATTTGGTATACATGAAGTTCTTAGTGGTACTGAATATAAATCAGAAGTATTTACTACGACAGCTTATCTTTCATCAGACGAAAAGATAAAAGAATATGGTAAAAAAAATCTTGCTAAGTTTGCTTCCGACCCACTTAGAGTAACACTCTTTGATCAACCACACGATGTCATAATGAATCATATCTCTACTTCTTTGTGTACATTCGTCGGGCTGGCACCTTATGATACATTTACAATTACTTCGTTTGAATCGCTAGTACGAGGTGTGCCATTAATTGTTTTTGGTACTAAGGGAAACAATCATCCAGCACTAGAGATGTGCGACGATGTAATGAAAAAACGGTACATACGGGTAGTAAGAACAAAGCAAGAGTTCATCAAAGCTGTTGCTGAATTTAGCAACTTGACTATTACAGATAGGCAAGATCTCGCCGATAGGGCTTATGCACAGAATTCAGATATAAACTTTAAACATAAACTAGAAACTATCTTCGCGGCTGCTATTACGAAGCATGCTACTGTAGTTGAGGAAGATAATATTGAACGATTCTTCGGTACATAAAGGAATTAAATAAATGCGCCATGCCATCATCGACTTTGAAACTTTCGGTACTAATGTATATGATTGTGCAGTTATTGACTGCTCATATTTTGTATTTGATACTGATAAAATGATTTCAGCGAACCCATATACGACAAGATCAATTGCCGATATGCAAAAATCCAAACTTTCCGTTAAGGAACAGGTTGACAAATATCAATGGAAGGTATATGATAGCACTATACAATTCTGGCAGGATCAACCGCCCGAGATTCAAAAGAAGATTTTACCACTGAAATCTGATAAAACTGTGTCAGAGTTTACCTTGGATTTTCTATCATATCTAACTGATGCTGGCAAGATTAACTATTGGTGGTCTCGTTCGAACTCATTTGACCCTCCTATTCTTTGGAGACTATTTGAGTCGCAACAGAAAGAACTACATTTAAAGGAGTATCTGCCGCATTGGAAGGTACGAGACACAAGAACATTTATTGATGCAAAACTTGACTTCCCTAAAGTAAACTCGTTTATTCCTATTCAGGATGAAAAGTTCTGGGAACAAGTGTTTCAGTTACATGACAGTTCGTGGGATATCCTAGCAGATATATTAAGAATACAAGCAATCCTGCGAGCAGAGGCTGATTTGGAAATGATTACTCGATGAAATTAGAAATAACCGTAGAAGAACTTAGGAAGTACTCTTTGTTCGTTGGAGTACCAATGTTTGGTGGGAATTGTTCAGGTCTTTTTGCAAAGTCTACTACCGATCTTGCTACTCTGTGTGCTAAATATGGTATTAGGGTAAATTTCTATTATCTTTTTAATGAGAGCTTAATTACCCGCGCGCGCAATTATTGCGTCGATGAATTCCTACGTTCTGACTACACACATTTAATGTTCATTGATTCTGATATTGGTTTTAATGCCAATGATGTGCTTTCCATGCTCGGCATTCAAGTAAGCTACCCAGACAAATATCATGTGATAACTGCCCCATATCCTAAGAAAACAATTGCGTGGGAAAAGATTCAGGCAGCAGTAGAGAAGAAGATTACTGATAATCCGTTTCAACTAAGCACATATGCATCAGATTTTGTTTTTAATCCTGTAGTAGGTGGATCTTCATTTAGAATTGATGAACCAGTTGAAGTTGCAGAGGCAGGTACTGGTTTCATGCTAATTCCACAAACTACTTTTAACATATATGAAAATGCTTATCCTGAACTAAACTACAAGCCCGACCATGCACGAACTGCACACTTTGATGGCTCTAAGGATATTATGGCATATTTTGATTGCGGAATCGATCCTGAAACTCGCCGATATCTATCAGAGGATTATTTCTTTTGTTGGAATACACGAAAAATTGGTCTTTCAGTTTATATGTGCCCATGGATTAAACTAAACCATGTAGGTACATATATCTTTAGGGGTGATATGTCCTCAATTGCAAAACTAGGTGCGTCACCTACTTCGACTAAAAAATCAAATCCAAAAAATTACAAAAAGAAAAAGTTAGGAATTAGACCATGAGTATTCTACGTGAACTGCGAGAAAAGAATGCAGAACGGCAAAAGCACTGGGTAGGTTCTGATAAAGTAGATGTGCTATTCAGGGCCGTCGAATTCTCAGGTGAAGCTGGTGAACTACTAAATGCAGTAAAGAAACTCTATAGAGCTCGAAATGGTATTATCGGGAATAAAAATACAGAAGAAGAATTACTCGAAAACCTACTGGAAGAAATGGGCGATGTTCTTATAACTCTTGATCTACTAGCTAGTTGCTACGGCATTGATCTAGAAGAAGCTGTAAAGCAAAAGTTTAATAAAACTTCGACCAAAGTAAATATAGATGTCTTCATGAACTAAATGATTGACATCTATATACAAATGTTATATTATAAACCTAAGGCAATTGCCTATATTATGAAAAAGTGAATAAGGAGAAACTATGAAACTTTCAGAACAGACGCTCACAATTCTAAAGAATTTTGCAACAATCAACCCATCGGTTGTATTCAAGCCAGGTTCGGAACTTCGCACAATCAGTCCACAGAAAACAGTTATGGCAATTGCATCTATTACTGATGAATTTCCGATACAAGCGTGCATTTATGACACATCACGCTTTTTGTCTATGTGTAGTCTATACGAAAATCCCGAAATTGACTTTCAAGATAGCAAAGTTTGCTATATCAAAGACGGTAAGCGTAAAACCAAATATGTGTTTGCTGATATCTCAATGGTAATTGTACCACCTGAAAAGGAAATTAATGTTCCATCTGAGGATGTAAAAGTTAATGTTGCCTGGGATGATATCCAATCAGTTCTAAAAGCGGCCGGTGTTCTTAATCTGCCAGAGATTGCGTTTGTTGGTCGTGATGGTGCTTGTTACATCAGTGCGGTTGATAGTGCAAACCCCACATCAGATAATCACGAGATTGAAATCGGTGCTACTGATGATACCTTCCAGTTGGTTATTAAGACTGAAAACCTAAAGCTATTGCCGCAGGACTATAAAGTCACTCTTTGTTCCAAGGGTATTTCCAAATTCGAAGGCAATGGCATTAAATACTTTATTGCAATCGAATCGAAATCAACATATAAGAAAGGAAACTAAGCATGGCTGACCAACCTACAAATATCGCACTAAACGATTTTGTCATTGTCGTCAACATTATTGATGCTTGTTCGCAGAGAGGTGCCTTTAAGGGTGAGGAACTTACTTCCGTGGGTAAACTTCGTGATAAATTTGATGCATTTATCAAAGCAAACGCACCCGAGGAAACAGTGGAAGAAAAAACTGAAGAAGTAACTGAATAAAATTGCAAGGGAAACTTATATTATGACTGCTATGAAAATGAAAGAAGACGAATACCTGTGGGCTCAACGCTACCGCCCACAGGTAGTCGCCGATACTATCCTTCCCGAAAAGACTAAGAATATCTTCCAGAAATTTGTCGACGATAAGAATGTACCTAATTTGTTGCTTGCCGGCTCACCTGGAACTGGTAAAACTACTGCCGCTATTGCAATGCTAGATCAACTTGGCTGTGATTACATAAAGATTAACGGCTCATTAAGCGGCGGTATTGATACTCTTAGGGTTGAAATTTCTAACTTTGCGTCTGCCGTTTCATTCAGCGGCGGGCGCAAATATGTTATTATTGATGAGGCAGATTATCTTACTATTAATACTCAAACTGCGCTTCGTGGTTTCATTGAAGACTATAGCAAAAATTGCGGTTTCATCTTTACCTGCAACTTTAAAAACAGAATCATTGAACCTCTTCGCGGGTCACGTTTCTCTGTAGTAGATTTTGCGGTTGAAAAATCAGAACGCCCTAAACTTGCAGCACAGTTTTTTAAGCGTGTTATGACCATACTGAAAAATGAAAACATTGAGGCTGATCCACAGGTAGTTGCCAAGATCATCGAAAAGTATTTTCCAGATTTTCGGCGTGTGCTAAACGAACTTCAGAAATATGCTGCCATTGGTACTATTGATGAGGGTATTCTCTCAGCAAAGAAAACTGAATCCCTAGATGAATTATTTGGGTTCCTAAAGGCAAAAAAGTTTACTGAAATGCGTAAGTGGGTTGCCGATAACAGTGACCAGGATGCAACCGAGCTATTTCGTAAATTCTATGATGAGTCACTAGATCGCATCGAATTAAAAAGTATGCCTGGCTTTGTGGTAGAGCTTGCAGATTATCAATATAAGCATGCTTTTGTTGCTGATCCAGAGATTAATCTTATGGCATTCCTTACAAGCATTATGGTTGAATGTAGTTTTAAATGAGTATCTTTCGGCGAGTATTTGTAAAGTGTTTTTATTGCAAAACAAAGGTCGATGGAAAGAAGGCATTTACCTTGCAGTACACTGCTGCGGATGGAATGGGTAATGTGCAGCTTTGCGAGGATTGTTCCAAGGATCTAAATCAATTGGCAGATAATGTAGAGGAAGTATATGATGAACCACGACGAATATGATATGCTAGCAGCAATCGAAGAAGCAAAGATTAAACAGGCTGAACGTGATAAATTCGATGAAGAGGTTGGAATTACTACTAAGTACACACCTTTTGACTTTATTAATAGCGTATCACAGAATAAGAAAAACCTAATTTTATCAGATGATCAGCCTGATGTAATCGAAAAACAATACAACCCATATATTGTAAATAGAGGCTTTGCTTTACATAGTGATACTGTTCTACATGCAAACGAAATGAATATGCGGCATCACTTGTTTAAAGGTGCTCAATATCATTATTACCTAGGCTCACTTAGAGCTCGCGACCGCAGGTCAAAATGGCACAAATTGGAAAAGGATAGTGATCTCGATGCAATTCAAGAATATTATCAGTGCAATAGGTTGATCGCTAAGCAATATATCAAGGTTCTGCCGCCCGAAGAACTTATAGTTATAAATAACAAGGTATCCAAAGGTGGAACAAATAAGTGATCTATAACAATAAAAATAAAGGTGATCAATACAATGGGCCAAGATATATTCAGAGGGGTAGGTGTAGAGATTATATTGCCGTCCCCTGATAATTTTCTAAAAATAAAAGAAACATTAACTCGTGTGGGTATAGCATCCAAAAAAGACAAAAAGCTATATCAGTCCTGTCATATTCTGCACAAACAGGGCAGATATTCAATTTTGCATTTTAAGGAATTGTTCATCCTAGATGGTAAGGAAAATAATCTTACCGACGATGATATTGCTCGCCGCAATACAATTGTGAATCTATTAGAAGAATGGAAGTTACTAGAGGTTCTGGATTCCTCACGGATTGAAGATCCTATTGCCCCATTAAGCCAAATCAAGATACTATCTCATAAAGAAAAAGCCGAATGGTCTTTAGAGTCAAAATATAATATCGGAAAGAAACGTTGAAAGGAACTACACTATGAAAGTTTACATTGATAATCCCGCAGCTGAATTGCCTGCATTTGCAACTGAAGGATCAGCCGCGTTTGATCTTCGTGCGTGTCTAACCGAAGGTAGCCTAATTAAGGCATTTAATCCACATAATAAAGAAATGAATCTACCTGTTCGTATGGCATCCAATGGAAAGATGACATTTCAGATTCAGCCACAATTCAGAACACTAGTACCTACTGGGCTAATTTTTGATATACCGTCTAAGCATGTATTGAAACTATATATACGCTCGAGTATGGCTCTAAAGTTTGGGCTGGCCCTTGCAAATAATGTTGCAATCATCGATTCAGATTATATCGACCCTACATATATTATGTTATATAACATGGGTGATACTCCTATCAATCTATATCATGGCGATCGAATCGCACAAGGTATTTTGGAAAAGACTGTGACATATACCTTATCCGAAAGCAAGACAAAGCCAAAGCAAAAGACTGATCGTGATGGCGGCATGGGCTCAACCGGAGTCGCATAAATAGAATAGGTCGCCGGTGCCTTCTCATCCGCAACACAAATACACACAAAGGAGACTATAATGATCTACAATTTTGATCAGCTTATGAAGCACAACAAAAAATTTACAGATGCCTTTATTGATCTAAAGGTAACTGGCTGGAATACCTATTCAGCAGCACTAAACGAATACACTGGTAATTTCTTCAAAGCACAGCTTAAGGAAATGGACCAGAAAGTAGAACAGCTTGGTATGAAAATGAAGGGTGATACAAATGAATAAGAATGCATATGAAATACGCCTTGAAGTTCTAAAAATGGCCAAGGAAATGATGGATCAGCAATACAATGAGACATCGAATGCTTATTGGAGTACTATCAATAGCATGGCTGAGAACTGGGGCAAATCTGCTGAGGAACTTATCAAGCAAACCCAAGCAGTAAAGCCTGCGATGTACTCTCCAAAAGAGATCATGGATAAAGCACAAGAACTTTACGGTTTTATCAACAAAAAAGACTAAACTGATATAAATAATTGCAGGAATGCCTTAGGGGTTCCTGCTTTATCACGGGCTGGTTATATGACGGCCCATACTAACAAAACTCGCTTAATAAGGAGAAAACTGATGACATATCTAAAGACAGAACTTGACCCATTTTTCATTGGGTTTGATAAATTACTTGGCCGCGCAAATGAGCAAATGCCAATATCACAAAAATATCCCCCGTATAACATTATAAAGGCAGCTAGAGGCCATTATACAATCCAGATAGCGGTGGCTGGTTTTGATGAAGATCAGATTGATATTGAATTGCATAATAGCATACTTACAATCAAAGGTTCGGTACAGGATGCAGGTCCGAGTATCAATTTCATTCACAAAGGTATTGCTGAACGAGCTTTTGAAAGAAAGTTCACGCTATCTGATGCAATAGAAGTTGAATCTGTGTCACTTGATAAAGGCATGTTGATTGTTAAGTTAGTCGACAATATCCCAGATGAAAAGAAGCCCCAAAAAATTCCTATCACAAAGCTAGCCGATAAGAAGTTTCTCACAGAATAAGAAAAGGGGAGCATATATGCTCCCCTTTTTAATTTGCAAATCTACCAAGTCCAGAGCTTCCCGGACCATTGCCAACAGATGTTATTCTCTGGCTGCTATAGTTGGTATTTCCCCTAACATTATTATTGACCGGGGCTATGGTAGGTGCTGATGCAATAATAATAGGTGCTGATGTATTAGATATTGCAGATGATTGCACGGTTTCAATTCGCTGTGTAATTGGTTTAAAATTTTCATCAAAATTAGTAGACAAAAAAGCACCAGCAGGTGTATTTTTGGGTACTATAGCTTCTATGCCATGCAGAACAGCAGGTGTTCCCATACCAAAATCTACAAACCCTTGGCTACCCTTATTATACTGAGGCAGCGATGAAAGGTCTTCCTCTAGTTCCTGTATAATTGCTTCCCTTTTTTTGCCTCGCCAATTACGCTCATCGCCTTCGGCAATCATTTGGCGCTGCTGATTTATTTCCTGTGCAATTTCCTGTCTCTGTTGATTAACTGAATCTGGCTTCATCCATTCTGGTAGATATGAAAGTAGTGTTGCTTTAATATCCTCAACTGAAGGTAAAAATGAAAACAGGTTTTTTACCCAATCGAATATTTCAGTTACCTTTTCATTTATCCAGTCCTGTAATTTAAATGGCTCTTCAGAGTCATCAAATCCGAATATACCTCTTACAAAATTTATTGCCATATTTACAGGTGCAAAAACCAAATCCGTCAATTTTCCTAACATACCCAGGGCAGTGAAGTCATCTTCACCGAATGAGAATAGGTCGCCTATCACACTAAAAGCCTTTGCAATACCGTCAAAGAGTGACGCCGCCATATTAGTAAACAGCTCCCCAAAACTAAAACTATCCAATATAGTTGAAAAATTTTCAAAGCCTAATTTGCGCGTGGCCCATGATATAATATTCTTTAAGAGATCCAGTGGAGCACCAATCAATGAATTAAGAAAGCCGCGAAGCGCACCTTCTAGGCCGCCTAAAATACCCCCCTCAGCATATCCTTTCAGACCTTCTCTAATTGTATCAAATACTGTTATTATAATCGCAATAGGCGCAAATAACTTACCCACTGTACCTGCAACTCCTGCAATGCTACTTCCGAATGTTGAAAATAATGAACGAATAGAAGAAAATACACCAGATAGAGGCGTAACGGTCTTTACTATATCTTTTAAAACATCGGCCGCGACTATAAACGGCCTTATGATACTGCTGATATAGCCTTTTATTGAGGTTAGTATCTTTGCTATTCTAGAATCTGAGTCGACTGCAAAAATACCTCTAATAAACGCAAGTGAATCATCAAATATCTTAATAGTTCTTGTAAAAAGATTAGAAATTGATGATCTAAATCTAGTGAAAAGAGATGCAATTGATATTCTTAGATCATCAAATAATTTTATTATTGCAGCAGATGTTTTTGGGAAAAATGCTTGTATTGCTTTTAATTGTCCGCTAACTACACCAATTGTGGCACCGATACCTACTGCAAGACCACCTAATATTAGACCTAATTTTGAAAGATTGCCAAGCAAACTATCAAAGCCAAGACCAGGTGTTGCCGCAGGTGCGGGTGAGTCGCTTGCTGCAGCAGGTGCTGGGCTTGGTAGTATATCGCTTCTATTTGCTACCCCAAGTCTTCTTCTTTGCTCGGCTTCTTCATACACAAGCTTATTGAGATCCAACATCTCTCGTAGTATATTTGTTTGGTCAAATAATGATGCTGATATATCAACTAAAATATCTTTTGCTGCTTTAATTGAATTAGTACCAGTATTACGTACGAGCTGACCTTCGGTTTTTAGCCGTTCTATTACGTCTTTCAATGTCGGTTCGGCCATTATTGCTTATTCCTTTGTTCTTCTCTTTGTTTTTCTATGAAGTCAACCAACAACGCAAAATAAATGTCTCTTTCATATGGGATCATTTGTTCTAATTCTGTAATACTATATTTATGATGTTGAGCCATGGCAAAAATCTTCTGATAATACAATGACAAATTAGTATGACTCAACATTAGATAAAAAAAGTTTGCGTTCCTTCCATTACAAAAATCTTATTCACACCTTTTGAGTTTTTATATGCGATTTCGTGTCTTACTTTAGGCATAGTATCAAAGAATTTTTTAATATTCTTTATGGTATCTGCATGTAGACTTTCTACAAAATCATTAATTTCAGTTTGAGGAAAATCTTTAAAGTTATATACCTCTTCTTCAGAAGCAAGTTTATCTAAACATGCAATCATTATAGTGTAACTATCCTCGGCTGTTTGTTGCTCATTGCCTAGTAATTCACCAAATTGATCGATGGTTGGATATTTTAAAAATAAGGTATATTGATCTGATATTTTAATTTTATTGGTATGCGCTTCATTTCTGTATACTTTTACTAAACCAAGATCTAATTTAAGTTTCACAGTTTCATCAGTTTCAGGATCCTTTATTTCGAATTCAATCTCATTGTCTACTGATTTTGATCTTAGTTGGATCAAGAGATATTCAATATCAAAAACAGAAAGATCATCTATAGTGTTTTCAACTAAGCAGTTATTTAAAATTTGCTTAATTGAAATCATCATCTGTTCGGTTTCGCCAGATTCCTGCGCGGTGAGAAGTATTTTTTCTTCCTTTACGGTAAAGGGTACGAACTTAATCTTTTTGCCAGTGGATGGAAGTTCACATTGGTAAACTGGAAGGTCAATTTTAGGTAGTGCCATTATATGTAGTCTCCTTTATTACGAAAATGGTACAGAGGTTAGATCATCTACTAAACTGCTGTTAAACGATTGTATTGTTTGGGCTATTGTATTGCCTCTTATTTGAGATCTTTGTCTTCCTATAAATGTGCTTGATGTTTCAAAATTTGTATCAGAAAAGCCAGAGTATATCATTCGGTTGTATGAAAAATTGACTGTAGTTGTTGCCGGCGAGTCGTTTGAGGCCCAACTAAGATCAATTGGGCTTACCTGAGTAGGGTAAACTCCTTCATACCGACATTCATAAAACTGAAAAGGATTATGTGTAGAATAATGCCGTATAGTAAGTTCTGATGCTGAGTAGGCATCCTTATATTCAATAAGTTTCGGCGCCAGGCCGTTGGTATTATCGCCACGGTTTCCGCTAATATTAACTACAGATGAAATCCATCTATGGAAATATGTTATAACTCGGTGATTGCTATCCAACATAAAGACAGCATTTAATTGGTCTGGCGATGAATTCATCGGCATTGATTCCGAAAACCCAATTCCACTTGGCTTGTAGGACATTACCTCCAAGTTAATGCCTGGCATTGATACAGTTTGGCAGAAAAATCTAAGATCATCTGTTGAGATAACACCAGGTACGATGACCTCTCCTCTTCGGTTAGTTGCTGATATCGCAACTTCAAAAAGGCTTGATCTACCAGGTCCCCCGTGTCTATCCATTCTTGCCTTGAATTCAGATATATTAAACATACCCGTTATCCTCTTATGATTTTCTTAGAATCTGCCCAGACTTTTGTCTTAGAAGCACCAACGAATTGTTCTGTATTTAGAAATAGCGCAATGTCCCACTCAGATGGTTGAATCTGAATAAATCTACTTCTTACATTACTACTTAGATATCGCTTAAATGTAGGTTGAAATAATTTAAATTTTTCAGCACCTTTTAGCACACCATATGAAAGTTTCAATTTTGTACTCTCATCATATCTGCTATTTGTAGTAATATCATATAGCGAGTCCATTAATTGTGCGCGTAGTTGCAGTGGCAGATAGTGCAAATTCAACCCATAAAAACCACCTTCGGCGCGGTCGACTGGAAAGATCAATGGGAACGTATCATAATATGGTAGACTTTTCTTATGCTTTGGGTCATACATAAAGAAATACATTTTGCCTATTGCAAATCTATTTTTAAGTCTGCTTTTATCATCTTTAGCTATTGTGTTTTCAGATACCTTCCCGAGGTCCCTTGCCTTGTCGCGGAACCATTCACGAGCAGTAGAAGTACGAGCAGGGATCTGTCCTGCACGAACACCTTTTAGTAATAGATCATCAAATAATGATGCTGGCATTTTATTTCCCCAATGGCTTTATTTCGTCTTCGGTCATAATATGAAAAATCCAACCTCTGTCTCGGCAATATCTCTGAGCAGCATTCCACTTTGCCTCATTTACTGCGTATGTAGCGGCCTCATTTATATATCTTCGAGAAACCCTTCCAGTTGGTGTTTTATTTCTGGTTGATGGGTCAGGTGGCTTCGTCTGACTTTTAGGTTTAATTTCAATCATTATCATATCATATGTAGTCGGGCTAGTTCTCTTTTTAATTACAATATCTGGAAAATATCTACTAGTCTTGCCCTTTACTGGGTTCAAATACGGTATTGCAATCTCTTCGGATTGCCATTCTATTATATCAGGATGTTCATCACATTTTCTAAATACTTTTAATTCCCATAGTGATCTGTAAATGATTTTCGTAGGATCGCCTTTATATTTACTAGGATTCTTAGGTCTAAATCTTCCTCGGTAAGCCAAATCAAATCTTTCTGTATAAATAGAATTACTAATAAAACTATTTATAACAGTACAGTGGATCAAATGCCAGATAGAATACGGTTTAAGCCAATAAGGGACGAAATTGCAATAGCGGCAAGAACAAAGGTGTCTGCTAATCTTTCATTCCCAATAGAAGATAACGATTATGGTATGCTGTTAATGTTCAGGGAATATCAGTATCGTACCTCATCAGAACGAGGATTTTCGCAAATAAATAGCGCAGGATCAAACGTGACTGATACAATCTTTTTGCCGCTGCCTGCTAATATAGCAGATACATTTAATGTTAGAGTACAAAGATTTGAACAAGGTACTACGGGAGATGTTATTTCTAGCTTGATTTCTGGAATAAATATTGATGATCTTAGTGTAGGCAATATAACAGGTGCAATAACTACAGGTGCACTAAGAAATATGCCATCAGTACAAGGTTCTAATCTGGAAGAAATAACTGGTAATTTATCAAAGGATCTTGCTTTTCTAGCAAGAAAGGGTATTGATCAAGCATTTCCTAATCAAGGAAGAAATATAGATGCTGGCACAGGAACATTAGTAAACCCCAAGGCCGCTCTTTCATTTGATGGAGTTGAAATGAAAACTCATAGCTTTGATTGGTCATTGGTACCTAAGAATTCTCAAGAGTCCGTTAATCTTCAACTTATATCTGATACAATAAAAAGAAATATGTTACCTAGTTATGTAAACACATCAGTAATTCAAAGGGCTATGTTTAAATATCCTGCCATGGTTGACATCTTTTTCGTGGGTATTGATCCAGGATATTATTTCCATTTTAAAACTGCTATGATACAAACGTTCTCAGTTAACTTTACTCCTAACGGTAATGCTGTGTTACGTGGCGGCCGTCCAGCTGCGGTGCAGATGCAAATGAATCTTATTGAGTCTGATATACACACATCAGAAGATTATGGTGGTTCCAGCATTGACGTAAACACCGATGCTTAATAGCCATAATGATAAAAATTTAGAGGTATAAATGTCAAAATATTTTTCAAATTATCCCATTATACAATATCAAGGGCAAGCAGTACGTGATATTACTAGACGCAGTAAAGTAATTGATGAAACACTTCGCGACCCTTATATCTTTTTGCCATATACGGTTAGAGAAGGTGAAAAGCCAGAAGATATTGCATATTATTATTACGGATCGGTAGATGATACCTGGTTAGTCTTGTTCTCAAATAACATAACTGATCCCTACACTCAATGGCCTATGAATGAAGAAGAATTCAATCAATATTTTATAAACAAATATGCTAAGATTTCCCGCCGTGAAGGACTTGATGTTCTTCAGTGGGGGCAAAACGAAAATAGCACAGAAAATATCGTATACTACTATAAGGAAATTGATAATGGTTGATGTAGTAAGAATTAGCCCTGAGTCATTTAGAACACTTTTCCTGCGCAGAGAAGATGAGGTTATTATAGTAACTGAGGAAGGTAGAAGAATGACAATTCGTCAGATAATACCTGAGGAATGGAGACCTATTAGAGTTTATGAATACGAAAAACAGATAAACGAAAATAAAAGAGAAATTATATTGATCGATAAATTACATCGCAATCAGGTAGTAGAGGAATTTAGAAGGTCGCTTCGTGAATGAGTAAGACATTTGTAAATCCTACATACTATAATCTTCAAAAAGCAACATTAAGATTTGAATTTACTCCAACTCAAATTGATCTTGATATTACTGTCTTAATCCCATCGTTTAGCATAACATCATCTATTGATAGCGAAACAATGTACGGAACAGCTAGGATTATTGATTCTGTTGGTCTATTGGAAGGTATAGATGAAAATCCTCCTTTACGTGGTGAGGAACAAATCATATTGGAGATTGCAGATTCTAGATTAATAAATGAAAATGGAGGAGTCACTAGTGGTATAGTATCAGAACCGTATCGGTTCGTAGGGTTTATATACAAAATTGATAATGTTTCTACTAAAGATACAAATGACGGTTTACAATACGATATACACTTTATTTCATATCAATCTTATCAGGCAGGCACATATCAGGTAGTTAGACCCTTTCGCGATGTCCAAGTCTCGGATATCGCCAGAAATATTTTTAACGATTACTTTGATAATGTAGCTGATACATTTTTATCGGCAGATCAAAAAAGAAAATTGATAGTAGAAGAAACCAATGGCAGAACAAGATGTGTTATCCCAAGAATGAGACCGGAAGAAGCAATGCAATTTCTTTCCAGAAGAGCATATTCTGCATCTGAAAGTCCATCTTGCACCTATAGATTCTTTGAGTCGTCACGTGGTTACCATTTCGTTACAGACGAGCATTTATTTAGAATGTCAGAGGATATTACTGACCCAGATTATGACCCAACAAGGCTATTTGAGTTTACATTTCTTGATGCAATACCAGATACATTGGATAACTTTGATCTTCAACTTAATAATATAGAAACAATTGATAACACACATAGAGTAAACAGTCTTGATGATCTATATAATGGGGCATATCGCAATAAAGTAATCGAACTTGATATCTTAAGAAGACAAACAAACCTACTCAATGAAGATGGTCAGTATAATTACTTTGTGAATAGAAGAAAGTATTTTGATGTTAAAGCATTCCAGCAGTTAGAAGATAGACACACAAGACAGTTCATTGACGAATCCCATAGAGCACTTTCATCTAGTGGTCGTGATGAAGATATACAAAAGCGGTTTCTTGTTATAGTAAACTATGATAAAAATAGAGAAAATTCCGAGGACCAAAGTGCTTTGACTGCTGAAACATATTATTCCGAAATTATATCAAACAGACAAGCATATTCAAAACATATCGAAAGTATAACTGTAAATGCAACAGGTCCGGGCAGGCTTGACATTACAGCTGGTGACATTATTGATCTAGATGTAAAAAAGTTTCAACAACCAGATGGCAAAAGTTCAAGCGAGCCTGAGCAAAATAAGCACTTGAGCGGTAAGTATATTGTTAAATCAGTTAATCATATTATGGAGCAGGAAGAAATGAAAAATTACTATGTGTTAATTAAAAAGGATTGGTCCCAAGCAATTGATATAAGAAGATCTAGGGGCGGAAGATAATGGACACAGGTTTAGGATTTATTCAACCACTTTTCTTTGTAGGTGTTATCGAAAACAGAGATGACCCTAGAGCGGAAGGTAGAGTACAGGTAAGAGCATTTGGTGTACACGGTTCCAATCAAGATGTACCCACAGAAGATTTGCCGTGGGCAACATTAATTATAGGAAGCCATGATGTTAATTTCAACATACCTCCGCTTAATGCTTGGGTATTTGGTTTCTTTATTGATGGTCGTGATGCACAACAGCCGATGATACTAGGCTTGATACCTACACAGTTGACAGCCGTAATTGATCCTGCAACAACGGGTTGGGGTGCGATACCATTAGATAACTACGACAGACAGGCTCAGGGCTCTCGGCCAAGAGATCTTGGGTTATCACCTATATCAAAACTTGCATCGGGTGAATTCCTGAATGAAACATACAATGAAGCATTAGAAACAAATAGAGCCCGTGATATTGCTATCGGTGGGGGTAAGATTAAAAACCATAATAGCATAGGTAACGGAAATGCTTGGGAAAATGATTTAGGTGAGAATGAGGGCCAATCAGCTGGTTCTAGATCAACGACAAATGCTAGCACACAAGCAAAAATAGATGCACTAGATTCGGACCCAGATTTCCAAAGAGAACTATCAATCATACGGCAAAGACACGGTGTTACTAGAGAGCAAGTTTATGGTATTATTGCAGGTGAAAGCAGCTATAATCCATCTGTAATAAACAGATTTGGATATGCCGGTTTCTTCCAGCTTGGTGCTGATGCGCTGAATGATATAAACCAACAAAACGGTACAAGCTACACTCCGCAGTCAGTTGCTCAATTAGCCCCGGCAGAACAACTAAAGGTTTATGACAAGTATCTAGATAGATGGAATTTTGAAAATACATCGGGTCTAGGTGTTATGCAAGCCGCCCCCGCGTTTGCATCATCTTCCGGTAATACCGAGGTATATCCGATAAATTCTTCCGCTTGGCGCAATAATCCAGGCTGGCGAGGTACTGACGGTCGAATTACTGTAAATAGTATAAATGCATATTACACTAGAAAAAACCCACCAAGTAAAGATGGTAGTAGTCAGCCCACAGCCGTTGCTGGTACTCAAGTTGCATCAAGTGAGCCGTATGCTGGATACATGGACTCTACACCAGCACCGGAGGTTGAAACAAATTCGTGGGAGGAACCGCCGTCAGCATATGCCGCGCAGTATCCATATAACAGAGTAATCGAAACAGCTGCCGGCCACTCGGTCGAGTTGGATGATACACCAGGTGCCGAGCGAATTATGATATGGCATCAAAATGGTTCATATATCCAAATAGCAGCAACAAGTACAACACATAAGAATGTAAGTGATACATATGATATCCATGAGAGAAACCACCATGTTTATATTCGTGGCAATAACCTTGTTACTATAGATGGCGACTGTCATGTTCTAGTAAAGGGAAACAAGATCGAAGAAATTCAAGGTGATTATAAGCAAATTGTTCATGGCAATATTATGATAGGTAGTGCAGGTAAAATTGAACTAAACGGCGCCGACCGAACTGATATCAGAAGTGCTTCTATAGGAATAGATGCAAATGTAGAAAATTTAAATATCAGAACGGCAAAAAATATAGTAATGCAATCAACTGATTCTATAAACATGAAATCCAAAAATGTTCGATTGGGTGGAGAATGGACTAGCATCACAGGTGCTCAGGGTATATATCTACAATCCGATGATAGTGTTCATGTAAAATCCAAGGGTAATATTTTCATGAGCCCTAACCAAAATCTATATTTAAATTCAGGTGAAGGTGCTATTTCGTTGCAGTCAAAAGGTAATCTGCGTATAAATGCCGGACAGGCTATAGTAATGAATTCTCAAAGTTTCATGTCACTGAGTTCAGAATCCACAATGATTTTAGATTCGAAGACGACTACAAACATAAATTCCAGTGGAATACTTTCGGTTAAATCGTCCACTATGTTCCTTGATTCTGGCGGTGGCTCATTACATGCTAATGCAGGATCTGAATTAAGATTAACTGGTGATGGTAATGTGCATGTCCGTGCACCTATAGTTTATGTTGATGATATCGTGCAGCTAGCAAATAACGGTGCTATAGCTGCTGAGGTTAAGGAGAAAATCGAAGCACCCGAATTTAAATATGATCCAGCTAACTCATCGGAGAGTGCAGAGGATGCAGAACTACCAATTGAAGCAACAACGCCAGAGCAGGATGGTGTAGCTGAGCCGCCCGTAAGATCAATAATATCACCTGACCAGACAAGTTTTGCATAGAGGATACTTATAATCTAATGACCATAAATGATTGCAAATATTCCGAAGAGTTAGTTCAAAGCTTACAGGCAGCATCTGAACAATTGCTATCGGTGCCCTTAGGTGTGGGCAATATAGATGCGGAGCTGTTAAATAAAAATACAGCTGCCATTAATAGCGAAATTAAAAAGTATAGAAATACACGAAATAACCTTGCAATATCAAAATTGCAAGGATCAGAGACACTTGACCGCCCTGGAACTACAACAGCTTTTGGGCCGATAATATCAATACCGCAGCATATCACTCAAACTATAGACAATCAAAGAAGAACAGAACTCAGAACATTTGATTCTGATTTTCCTTATATCGACAGACGCGTTAGATTAAGTGACTTGACAAGTGCGGAAGTATCTGAAATTATTACATCCAACGGTCTGAATCCAAGAACGGTGGAAGTACAAGTACGGTTGAGCCCTATAAGCATTTTTAGGCTTACTGAAAAGTATCTTGAAAATTTAGGAAACAACGGAATTGATATAGTTGGTTCATGTTTTACGGTTAATAATGTTTACTCCAAAACTGTTGGGCAAACAGACCCATTTAACAATGCAGGTAGCTTTGTTGACAAATTTTCTGCATTTATAAACTCAATAGGTGCGAAACTTAGCAATCTGCTTAATTTGATTCAGGACATAATAGCACTAATACAAACTGCACAGGAATTATTATTAAATATCCAGCAGAGTATACAAACCGTTATTGCTTCTTTAGGTGGTATTTTTGCATCGGATTTCGGTCTTGCAGAAGCAATACAGTTAATATCTATTGTAAACAATATCATCTCATTCATAGAGAGTGTAAAGGATATTAATAAAGACGGCACATGCCCAATCTCGAAAATTAGTATTAATTCAATATTATCACAATTAACTCAACTTTCTAATCTTACCGCACAATTAAATACAAAAATGTACAGTGATTATGTTAATGTTTCAACTACGTTTGATAATCTTACTATAAGCCTATATGCAGAAGCCGAAAGTGTGTCGGTTTCAAATCCTGCAAGAACACAGGAGATAAGCACTTTGGTAAAACAAACTATGAACGGGGATTTATCAGATACATTCTCAACACTTGGGAAAACATCGAAGCAGATGGGATTGCTATTAGAAATTGATTTAGATAATACCAGAGAATTAATGCGTGCGTTTGCAGCGGTTGGTGTTTTGAATAATCTAGAGCAACAGTTATCTTCAGTAGTTGATAATTCTTCATCGCAGTTGAAATCAAAATTGTATTTTTTTACATCGGAATTACTTAATAACAATTTTAATTTTAATATGGGTCCTATCTATAGTAAAAATGCTGGGTTAGTTGCATCAACAGAAAAAGCAGCAAGTGATGAAACAGCTGATCAGATGAAGATTGTGATACAGGGCCAGATTGTGATTGCGTCAGAAAGATATAGAGATCCTAAAAAGGAAGAAGTTGATTTTGTAGTTCTAAGATTCGGTGGCCTTGCAAGAGAAGTAGAGCGATTATTTGATCAATCAGCAAAGCCATTAGAAAGAGTGCACACCCAATTCAGAGAAACAGATAGAATTTTATCTGCTGCCGGCAATAACAATACACTAAAAGCAATAAATGGTGGCGCGACTAGATTTGATACTCAAGCAAGATCAGATGCTTCTAGGCAGTCTGGCTTGATACCTGCAACTACAGCTAATGGCGGAATTGCGAATGTACCCCAAGGTACTGTGCCGTATGACGGTTATGGCCCTACACCAAAATTGCCATCGGGTTATCAATTTCCTTCTTATGACGATGCAATTGCAGGCAGAAACGGTGTGCGATATAATCCTGGGCCGGCATCTAGTTTATCCGGTAAAGCAGGTTTTACTCCGAAGTCTGTAGGTGGCGGAGTAGATGTAGATGCACTATATATGCTATACTTACTTGCAACCAGATGGGGTCAAACAATAATTATAAATAGCGCATATAGAAACATTCAAGCACAAGAAGCAATATATGGGCGTGGAACCGGTAGAAGAGGTCAACATTTTGCCGGAAAGGCATTTGATTGTAGTATCTCAGGCAGATCAAATCAGATACAATTTATGAACCTTGCATATCAAGTAGGTTTTAGAGGGTTTGGTTCATACGGAACATTTACTCACATTGACACAGGAAGTACTAGAGCATGGGGAAATTTCAACTATTATAACTTATCTGGTCCTGCGGGCACTAAAGGAAATTAAAACCAATGTCTACATTAAATGATCCATTCAGCCCAATACCTAGAGTATCCCCGCTTAGAAGAAAGCGGATAATCTATACCGATTTTCATAAAAATCTTACCATTAATCCTTTGTCGGCTGATATCGCATTAAAGACAAACGAAGAGTCCATAAAAGAATCATTAAAAAATTTAATACTTACCGACAGAGGTGAGAGACTATTTCAACCAAATCTTGGATCTGATGTAAGAGCTTCCTTATTTGAAAATGCAACTCCAGTTACATTAAAGATTTTAGAAGAACGCATAAGAGATGTTATAAATAACTTTGAACCTAGGGTATCACTAATTGATGTTGATGTTACTTCTATATATGATGATAATAGAGTACAAGTTACTATATACTTTTATGTAAAGAATAGCGAAGATCCTATATCAGTTACTGTGTTTATAGAGCGAGTAAGGTAAGAAAATGGCATTGAAGACACCAATCACAGAGTTAGACTTCTTTAGAGTAAAAACTCAGCTAAAAGATTACCTAAGAGCCGACCCCGCTGGTCGCTTCAAAGATTTTGACTTTGAAGGCTCCAACATGTCAGTATTACTTGATGTGCTTGCATACAATACTTATCAAAACAACTTTTATACAAACATGGCAATCTCGGAGATGTTTCTTGATAGTGCTCAAATGGAAAATTCAGTTGTATCTCATGCAAAAGAATTAAATTATCTGCCCAGATCTGCGAAATCGGCAAAGGCAGTAGTTACAGTAACAATTAATGATCTAACCGAAACGGCATCCACAATTGCAATTCCAGAAAATACAAGATTTTCTACGACACATGAGGGTGCAAGATTTAATTTCTTTACTAATCAGACATACATTGCAAGACGAACATCTGCTGGTGTTTTTGTAGCCTCCGGAATTGAAATATTTGAAGGTGAATTGTTAGATGAAGCTTTTCTAATTACTGGAAACAGAAAATCAATCAGACTGTTAAATCAAAATATCGATACATCAAGCATAAAGGTTTTCGAGTCATTTGATCAGCCACTAGATCGTATCGAATATGTGTACAAGGGCGATGTGTTTGGTGTTCAATCTGAAGATGCTGTATTTTACATTGAACCAAGCTTTGATGGAACATACGAGGTTTTATTCGGCAATAATAGATTCGGTAGAACTCCAGCGGAAAATGAGCAGATACGAGTTTTCTATAGAATTTCAAGCGGAATTGAAGCTAATGGCGCTTGTAGGTTCTCTACATCGTTTAGACAAAATGCACCGGTTATTACTACATCAAATGCAATTGGCGGCGCCGAAAAGGAATCACTAGAGGATATAAAGTTTTTTGCACCTCGGTCAATTCAGATACAGGAGCGCGCAGTTACGTCACGCGACTATGAAGTTCTTTTGAAACAACGGTTTAATGAGATTAGAGATATTTCAGTATTCGGTGGTGATGAATTAGACCCACCGCGCTTCGGAAAAGTTGCAATTGCAGTAAATCTAGATGGTGGTTTGTCTGATGTTGCTGCGGCAACATATGAAGAATATTTGCGAGATAAGACACCGGTTGCAATTCAGCCGATCTTTATTCCCCCAACATTTATGTATGTGTCTCTTGTCATCAATGTATTCTATTCGCAAAATCAAACTACTCAATCCAAGGATCAACTTGAGCATGCAGTCCGCGATGTATTGCGTGAATATAATATCTCTACACTTGAAAAATTCGGCGCGGTATTAGAAGTGTCAAGAGTTTCTTCATTAATAGATGAAAGTAATATAGCAATTTCAAGTAATACAATGGATGCTACTCCATACATTCTATATTCACCGCAATTTAATCTAAAAGATAACCCTATTTTCGACTTTGGATCCTCACTAGAAAGTCCATGTAGATTTGCACAAGCAAATAGAACTGAAAGCTACAACTCATTTATACGCAGCAGTGTTTTTGTTTACGAGGGCACAAATGCAATTTTTGAAGACAACGGTCTGGGTGAAATTAACATCATAAATGCCAGCAGAAGAGCTGAAGGTATATTTGAAATTATCAGGCGAAAAGCAGGCACCGTTGATTATGAAAGAGGTATTGCGCGTCTATCTGATTTTATAGTAGATTCCTATCAAGACAATGGTATTAGGGTGTCAGCAAATACAAAAGAAAGAAATGTTTCTGCTCCTAAGGTAAGAGTTCTTATGCTTCGTGACGAAGATGTTAACATAAATGTAATAGAGTCTAGTAAATGATAATAGAAGATATAAACGATGTTAGACTTGCAGATTATGCATTATCAGAATCAAAAATAACATCATTTTTTGTAGAAAATCAATTTCCTGCAATATACAGAGAAGAGGGCAGAGATCTAATTGAGCTCGTAAAATCCTATTATGAGTTCCTTGAGACGCAAACAAACCAATCATCATATAATATTAGAAGAATATATGATTACAGAAACATAGATACAACACTTGATAGAATGTTAATCTTCTTCAAGAACAAATATATGAATGGTCTTTTTCTTGAAGAAGATACTAGATTCCTAGTAAAAAATATATTAGATCTTTATAGAAGAAAAGGCTCTAAGGAAGGTATTGAGTTATTCTTTAAATTATTCTTTGATACTGAAGTCGAGATATATTACCCATCAGAAGATATATTCAAGCCTTCTTCATCACAATGGAATGTTGGTACCTTTATTCAACTTTATGCGGTAGATAATAAAGCCGTATTTAAAGATATTGCAAATAAGAAAATATTCGGCGATAAAAGCCAGGCTGAAGCTTTTGTTGATAATATATATTTTATCAAGATAAACAAATCAACTATACCTATTTTGTTCATTAGTGATGTTCGCGGTCGCTTCAGTGGGTTTGATATAATCTACAGCAGAGATCCAGATGTAACATATGGTAGAGTATATGGTTCCCTTAGAAGTGTGGACATCGACAATACCGCTCTTGTTTCTGGCAGTAATAGAATAGGTGATATTGTAGATATCAGCTCACCGACTGGCTATGGAGCTAAAGGTCGGGTGTCAAAAATTTCACAGGAGCTATCAGGTGAAATTGATTTCCAGATTGTGTCCGGTGGATATGGCTATACATTAGCAAATACAGTTATTGAATTATCAAATCAGACATTATTTTTTGCTGACCCAGAAACAGCAGCAGCGAATACTGACGTAGTGTTTATAGTAGGTGAAACAGTGCAGCAAACTAATAGCCAAGGCACACTAGTAACTGGATCTGTAATAGGCTTAAATTCAACATCAGTAGGTCTTAAATTAGATCTATCCACCCCAGAAGCCGCAAACTCGACAAATACATATTTCTTTGAGGGTGGTATTGAAATTGCAACAATTGATAGATTAGACAATATCTCGGTAGAGCCAGTTTTTATAACTGAGGCAAATGATACAGCAGCGGCTGACATAGGTACTATAAGAGATACAGAAGATATTTCTATAATTGTGGATCGTATTGGAAATTATCTTGATGTTACTTTAGACTCATTAAACTATTCCACAGTACCACCAGCACTACTAGAAATGAGCGGAACTAGAGTTAACAGTGTTATACCTTCACTAACTACTGCTTTAAATGAAGCTTTCGTACCAGAAGATTTTACACTAGGTGTCATATCATCTCTTTCTAATATAAATCCTGGAATAGATTACTTCAGCGATACATTTGTTTCCGCGCGGGAGAACATCATAAGCAGATTTAACCTTAGAGATCAAATCATTAGAATTATACCAGTAGCAGGCATAATTTTATTTGAAGGTGATGAGATCAGACAATTTAAAACAATTGAAACATTTGTAGGCGGAACTGTAAACACTGAAGTAAAGGGTAGAGTAGTTAAAATTGAGGGTAGTAACCTATATGTTACCCAATTGACATTTGAATCATTTATCTTGTCAGAGCCTATATTTAAACTAGGTAATCCGAATCCTATAACTGTATTGACAATTTCAAAGGATACTGAATCATTACCTATAGGTTTAAATGCAAAAATAAACGGTACAGTAGAGACCATTACTGGTAAAATTGAAGAAATTGATATCATTGACAGTGGTTTCGGGTATGCTGATGAATCGACAGTAGAGATTTACAATCTTACAAAAGCAGTTCGGGACAATATAAATCCGGTTGTACCAATACCCCAATCAGACGGTGGCACATTTACTGAAGAGGTTCTTAAGGTTATAACAGATGATCCTAGTAAATCTGAAGAATTGGATCTATTCTTAAAATCGATTTCATTAGATGGATATTCATATGGTGACATCGATCAGACTGGAAAATTCACATCAGCCGATGCAGCAATCTTCGAGCAAATTGCGGCGGGAACTGCACCTGTAAGATTTATTTCCAGGTGGAATGATGTAATTGTACCGCCGCTGATCAACACAGAATGGTTTAAAGAAAATACCGATTTATTTATCATTGACGAAGGCAGGGTAGATTCTGTGGGATTTGCAAGATCCAGAGACCAAGGATTAACTGAAGGTAAGTGGGTAAGTTTTATTTCAAATATCAATGGCAATAAAGTAATTCAGGATAGTTTATTCTACCAGGATTATTCATATGAAATAAATACAGATGTGTCGCCAGAGGTTTATGAAAAAGAATATAGAGAACTATTACATCCATCCGGAATGAAGTTATTTACAAAGTTTACTAAAACAGATATAATTGATGTTACTGTTACGACACCACAGGGGAGAATAACGGAAGTAGATTTGATTATCGGTGATGATTATATTACAGACGATGCTATATATGTAGCAAATACCAGTTTCCAATACCTAACAACCTAACACTGATCGAGGATTACAAGTGGCAACAAAATTAGATAAATTCGATTATGATCTCACAGAAAACTATTATCTTAAAAACCTAATAGAAAATGATTTTTGGTTGTTTGGTTCATTTGCAGGCGTGAGTGTTAAACCGCTTTCAACAAATGCCCCAAAAACAGCAAGAGATTTTATAGATAAAACAATCTTTGGTATACAAATAGAACCAAGAGATCTTTCATTTATGCTGCCCATTATTGTGTGGAGACAAGATGTAGTATATGCTGCATATGATGATCAAGCTATTCTAGATGGCACAAATTTCTATGTCGTAGTTGAGCCAGAAATTGACGGCGGCGACTATCATATCTTTAAGTGTATTTCAAACGCAAGAAATACTACCTCAGTAAATAAACCAGAATTTACAAATAACATTGCGGACGGTATCTATGAATTGCCAGACGGTTATATATGGAAATATATGTCATCGACGCCATTTGTTAGTTTTAGAAGATTTTCTGCTAGAAATTTGATGCCCGTAGTAAGAAACGCCAGTGTAGAAGCAGTAGCTGATGATGGCATCTTTTCGGTAGTAGTTGAAAATACAAACACAAATAAAGGTTATGAATTAATAGCAGGTACCGTCGAAAGTTTTGACAGCATAACTGGCATTGTATACATAAACTCAACTGCAAAATTAGATTCATCCGACGGGTCGCAGTTTTCTTCTATACAAGCATTTGATTTTTCTACACCTAACTTTTATCTAAATAGATCTCTATATATAAGAAAAAATGAAACCTCTTCTATTTTAGAAACTGAAGTTTTTGAGATTATCGAATCCGGTATACTAAATTCGAGACCATTTATTAGAGTACAACCGAACACATTTATTGAAGCGTTTGACATCATTCAAATAGCCCCTACAATCCAGATAAGAGGAAATGGCACCGGTGCTATTGCAATGCCCGTGTTTGAGGCTGGAAGAATTGTATCAACAAGAATGTTATCTTACGGAACGGGATATACTAGAGCTACAGCAACGATAGTAGATCCAACACAGGCATTTGATGTTACCCAGGGCGCTGCCCGCGCAACATTACGCGCGATTATATCACCAGACGACGGTCATGGCACAAATATCTTTAGAGAACTTAAATGCAAACAAATTGGTATTGCTAAAAGCATATCAAGCGGTGTGGGATTTGATATACCTTCTGTCGGTACATATAGTAAAATAGCCGTTGTTAAAAAGCCAGTGTTTGAAACAGAATTTGATTCATCGACATTTGATAATCGAATTAAACTTACATCAAACTCTAGTGTTGCTGCCATTTCAGTCGGACAAACAGTAAGGCAAGGCAATGTTCAGGGTATTGTCCATGAAGTAGACACTGGTACAAATACAATATATGTTTCAGATTATACAGGGCCCTATTCGGAAACATTCGTTGATACGGCGCCCATTGATATCGGTACTGGTGGTATTAGTATAAATACAATAGAATATTCGCCATATATAGGTGATACGGGAGATGTTCTTTTTATTGCGGATTCAGTACCAATACAAAGAACAGAAGATAAAGTTGAACAAATACGTCTTATAATAGACTTTTAAGGATAAAGGCACACAATGGGCATTAAAACAGATCTTAATATTGCGCCGTATTTTGATGATTACGATATTGCAAACAAATATTATCGAGTGCTTTTCAAGCCTGGCTTTGCAGTTCAGGCAAGAGAATTAACACAATTACAGACTAGTCTTCAAAACCAAATTGAGCAATTTGGTGAAAATGTCTATAAGGAAGGCTCGATTATCAAGGGTTGTACCTTTACAGAATTGAAAAATTTGCAATATATTAAAGTAGTTGATAATATTCTATTTGAGGAAGATTCCAGTAGGGCAAGACCAGAGGAATTTATCGAGCGCACTGTTATACAAGAAGATGGTACTATCGATGAATACTATTATGAAATAGAAGACGAAAATGGATTGAAGTCCTTAATCATACAGGGAAGTGCAGGTTTTCAAAGCCGTGCACCAGATCTAAATACATTCTTTGTTGTGTATCTTAATACCGCCTTGGTAAATGGTACCATAGAAAAGAAAGTCTATGAGCCAAATGATACCTTAAATATAAGAGAGTACATTTTACGTACACAAACTATCGATGAAGAAGTTCTGGAAACTGTTATTGATAACGGTATTATTGCTAGTACTGCGGTCGCGGGTTTTTCAACTCCAATTGGTGCATCCTTCGGCTTAAACGTATCTGAAGGTATTATCTTCCAGCGCGGTTACTTCCTATTTGTTGATGACCAAACCATTGTTGTTAAGAAATATCTTACTGATTCCATAGATCCCTTCACAATACAGCCAAATGATATTTCTGTGGGTTATGCAGTAGATGAATCAGTTGTAAACTCGCAGCAAGATACATCACTATTAGATAATGCCAATGGTTCTCCAAATGAAAATGCACCTGGTGCTGATAGATTACTATTGGTACCTAGACTTATTGCAAGAGATACACCTACCGCAGAAACAGACCCTGAGTTCTTTATTTTGCGTAGATACGAGAACGGATTTGCGGTTGAAACACGAAATGTTTCTGACTTTAACTCAATTGGTAAAGAACTTGCTAGAAGAACCTATGAAATAAGCGGTGATTTTACAAAAAATCAATTTCAATTTGAGATCTTAAAGAATGATGTCACCGATACTTTCTTCGTGGAAATGGGGGAGGGCGTTGCATACTCAAAGGGTTACAGAGTATCTAATGACTCAAAAAGATTATTTGAGGTGCCGAATGCTAACACAACAACATTTGATGTAAACAACCAACCTGTTAACTTTAATTATGGCGGCTACTGTAATGTTATCGCAGCAACTGGTAGTGTTACAATAGGAAGTATGCAAAATGTATCATTGCTAGATTCAGGTTTCGGTGTAATAGGATCGGCTACCGTAAAGAACTATACACCAGAAAGAATATATCTTTTTGGTATAAGAATGGATGCAGGTGAAACATTTGATGATGTTGTATATGTAAAAGAAGGAACGACTCAAGGTGAAATTGAAATTCTACCTCGGGTAATTAATTCATCAGAATCTAGACTTGTGTTTGACGCAAATAAATCGTTTGTTAAATCGGTATCTGATATTTCCTTTTCGGTAAGAAGAAGTAAAATAACACCTTCTTCAGCGGGCACCATAACAGTAGAGCCATCAGCAGAAGAGGTTTTTGATGCTAACACACTAGCTAATCTTTTGGTAATTCAAAGCAGTGATAATAACCCGGCGACAATTACTGATGCTGTACTTACTAGCGGTAATCTTGTTATAACAGCTTCATCTGGCACAGAAGAGATTACTGTATATTATAATGCTACAATTACAAATGCCGAACACAGATTAAAACAGCTTCTTGAAGTATATGTAAAAACTACTTATTCTACTATTGAAACACAATATAAACTTGGCTTGCCAGATGTTGCTGAAATTATAAGCATCGAAGATTCATTAGGTAATGATTTTACGAATAGCTTCCGACTTCAAAAAAATCAAAAGGATGATTTTTATGATCATTCATATATAGAAAGTATACCAGGCAGACCATTACCTGCTGATACCGAAGTACTTACTATAAACTTGCGGGTTTTCAAGGTAGATACTAGTACAGAAATAAACTTCTTTACAGTAGATAGTTATGCAAATATTGATAGTGATTATATTACCTACTTCGAGACAGAAGATGGTCAAATTTATGATCTAAAATCATCACTTGACTTCAGACCTTATAGGCTACCTATATCTGCATATTCCACAACAACCACCGGTGCAACTCTACTTACTGGTGGAGTTTCATTGCCTGACTATAATGCTGAACTGTTTTCAACTGATATTAATCATATAGTCCCAGCGGTTGATACAAGTGCATCAATCGATATCGAATATTATGGCAGTAGAGTTGACCATATAGTAGGAAGTTCTTACGGTCGATTTAAATACATCGTAGGTGACATCACGGGAACACCAATAGGTAAAATTGATAAAACTGAAAATTCAATAATTGCTGAAATTATTGTGCCTGGTTATCCTCTTCTTTCGCCAGAAAAAGCATCTAAATTAAATCGTAGAAATGAAACTCTACAGATAAAAAGAAAGATGATAAAAACATACACTATGAAAGATATACATAACATATCTGATAAGATAGATCGTCTAATGTATTACACAAAACTTAGTGCACTAGAATCTGCAACTAGAAATCTTCTAATCCAAGATGAAAACGGTTTAAACAGATTTAAAAATGGCATTGTAGTGGATCCATTTAACGATCTTTCAATTGCAGATGTTACCGACCCTATTTTCAACTCATCTGTTGACTTCACAGAAACTACACTATACCCAAGTGTTAAGCAATTCCCACTAAATCTAAAGGTAAAACAATTAACAGATACACAATCTTTTGATGTTAATGATAGAGTTGTAACACTTGGTGCGAATCAACTCGTGCGATTCTTAAGACAGCAGTATGCAACAAACTTCAGATCATGTACCAGTAACTTTTATTCATACAAAGGAACTGGTTTCATAACACCTGACTATGATGTTGGATATGATACAGTAACTACACCAGTAAATTTTGAGATTGATCTTGTAACACCATTTTCCGAATTTACGGAGGCACTGAGTGAATTCGTACCTTTGACCTCTACCCAGAGAAATCTATTGAGCACTGCTGTTTCTGCAACAACAACCGGAAGAACAACTACTACCACTACAAGCCAATCATTCGAAAATATCTTTAGAGAACTTACCGTAAATGAAGGTGTCACTCAGGAACAATTTGTTGGCGACTTTGTAACAAATTTTGAGTTGCGGCCGTTTATTCGCTCCATTGAAGTATCAATTCAGATGTTCGGACTTCGTCCAAATACTACACACTATTTCTTCTTTGATGAAGTAAATGTAGATACCTTCATAGCACCTGGAATTCTAAATCAGGATCTATCTGGTATATCTGCTGGCGCGACTGTCCGTAGGGCAGGTGCGTTTGGTTCACCGGTTGTATCAAATGTCAACGGTGAAATCTTCGCAGTATTCAATATACCAGAAAACACCTTTATTGTAGGCGAAAGAGAATTGATAATTGCCGATGTGGAAACATTTGAAAATATTGATACTGCATCTGCATCTAGTGGCAAATTAAAATACAATGCTTACAACTTCAGCATAGATAAAACAGGTCTAACTATATCTACCAGAAGACCTGAGTTTGATGTTGAAACAACAAGATCTGTTACTACCAATAATTCGGTTACCACTAGAACGGTTCCGCCGCCACCACCACCAGCAAGGCCTCGCCAAGGCCCAACCGATCCGCTTTCACAGACATTCTTTGTGAAAGATGTTATGACTCAAGGTGCTGATACATTGTTCCTCGGAAGAGTAGATGTTTTCTTTAAGCGAAAAAGTCTAACTAACGGCGTTACAATAATGATTCGTGAAGTTGAAAACGGATATCCTAGCTTTGAGATCTTACCTTTTGCGAAGAAACACCTAAGATCAGTAGACGTGAATGTTTCGGATGATGCATCAGTCGCAACATCTATTATCTTTGATGCTCCTATCCGACTTGATGCAGAAAAAGAATATGCTCTAGTTGTAATGCCTGATGCAAATGACCCCGATTATCTAATCTTTACTCAAAAGGTAGGTGGCCGTGACTTAATTACTGGTCAGGATGTAAACTCCGACTGGGGTGATGGTGTGCTATTTACATCTACAAATAACCGCGCTTGGAAATCATATCAGGATGAAGATATAAAATTCGATCTTTATCGCTATAATTTCAATGTTGATTCCGGTATAGCAGAATTGGAAACTGATAATGTTGAATTCCTTTCCGTGGAAAATACAGTAGGTCAATTTAACAGTAATGAATTGCTATATATGTTCACGGCACCAGAGATAACTACATATCAAGTTATACTTAATTCCACCGATAATATCGTAACCGGATCTGCGCTAAATGCTTATAGTGCGGGCGATTATTTCTATGTTGAAAATCTTTCCGCTGAAAGAGATCTGCTGCGAGTTGTTTCGGTAACAAGTAGCACTGAAATTATAGTTGATAAAATACCGGCCTTTGCAGGTACTTTTGGCTCAAGACCTGTAGTAGCTGGAAGGTTGAACTATTTTAATACTAGAAAGCCAGATTTTATGGTAATTGAAGGTTCATCTGCAAGGGAAACACGTATCTTTTTACCTTCTGGTATTATTTTTGGCATTAACAGTGATGCAAGAACTACAATTGCTTCCGTCGATAACGTAGAGCTTAGCTATATACAAGCAATGATTAACCGAATTACAGATGCAGACAATAACGTAAAGATTGCAATTAAAGCAATTGATCCAACAGCTCCTACTAATGTTCCTTATGTACAAGAATTTGACTTTGCAAACAAAAAATCATTTAACGAAATTGGTTGCTTAGTATTCAGTAAGTCAAATGATACAGCAAGCGAAAAAAATCTACGAATTATTTTAACACTGGAAAAGGATAGTGTTCCTACAACTACACCCCTAGTAGATGTTGAAACTGCCCAGCTATTTACATACATTTATAACGTAACAGAAAGCGTAGATACGTCATCAAAATATGTATCCAAAAAGGTTGAGCTGCAGGAAGGCTTTGGTGCTGAAGACTTTAGATTATATGTAACAGGCTATAGACCTGTAGGTACTGACATTAAAGCCTTCATCAAGTTAAAAAATGAAGCAGATCCAGTATCACTACGTAATAATGAATGGATCGAATTGACTAAAATAGAAGGTTCGGCGCTATTTTCCAGCAGATCAAATGTAAATGATTACAAGGAATTTGTATACGAAATACCAGAGGAATTCTTGCCATATGGTGAAAAGCAAAATGGAGTAGTAAAATATACAAATGACACTGGCACATATTTAGGATATAGATCCTTTGCAATACGAATTGATCTTCTTTCCGATAATGTTGCAAGTGTACCTAAACTACTAGATTACAGAGGTATTTCGTTCGAATGATTAGAGATATTAATTCAAAAGCATTATTAGAAACCGACACTCAAGAACTAAAGCGGTATAGAGCAGATAAACGAAGGGAACGAGAACTACAAGATCTTAGGACGGAAGTAAAGATGCTTAGTGAGTGTATAAATAGAATCGAACAAACCGTTTTGCGAATAGAGAGCAGGTAATTAAATGTCTACAATTAATCCCGTTGTAATTTCTGATACATTTCAGGTTTGGCTAAATCGCACAAACGAAGTAATTGACACTATAAATGATAATGCATTACTTGTATCCGCCGGTGCTGCCAACCCACGGATAGGAAATGCCGAAATACAAGGGATATTTACTGCAGATGCATTTATAGGTGATGCTGCAACATTATCTAATGTTACTCTAAGCACAATAACACGGGAAACAAACCCAACAGATTTTATTGCTATAAATTCTCCAGTACAGATTAATGCCCCAGGATCTAGTGAAACTATACTTGACTTGAAAACCAATGCTGGTTTCAGACCTATAGTAGGACTCACAAATGGTGCCAATCGAAAATGGGAAGTAGCAGTAGAAACTTCCGATGCAAGTTCTCCATTTGTAATAAGAACTGGTACTGGTGTAAACCCACAACTAAGATTAACTACTGGGGGTATTCTAACAGTAACCGCTTTAGAAGGTGATATAATAGGCGATGTAATAGGCGATGTAACAGGCACCGTAAGTAGCATAGCCAATCATACAACTGATGGCCTCCCCGAAGGTTCAACTAATCGTTATTTTACAAATGCTGGAGCACGAGCTGCACTTTCTGGTGGCACTGGTGTAACATATAATAACTCAACCGGTGTTATAGCTATCGGCCAACCAGTAGCAACTACAAGCAATGTTAACTTTGCTAATGCTGCATTAACTGGTTCACTAACAATTAGACCCACGACTAACGCTGCAATAGAACATGGTAGAATAGACGGAGTTGCTTCCTCGCCGTTTATTGATTTTCATTCAAGTGGTAACAACATTGACTACGATAGCAGAATCATCGCATACGGCGGTAATGCTTCGGTCGGCAACGGCGCATTACAATACCATGCCGCCGGCGGCCATACTTTTACTGGTGGTGCTATATCAGCAACTAGCTTTTCTGGCTCATTAAACTCTTCGGATTTAACTGGGGCTATAAGCGCTTCTATAATACCAAATTTAAACGCATCAAAAATTAATGCCGGTATTTTTAGCACTGCAAGAATTCCGTTTGAATTTATATCTGGCGCGGCGCACGCAATAGGTTTTACAAATCAACTCGGGTCATTTAATGATGGATCGAATTATTTTGATATATTTCCACCGGCAGGTAGGACCATGAGTAATCTCGTAGCGTTTATACCTTCGATACACGTGATACATTTTGGCGGTGATGTAAATAGCGATGATTCAATGCGCAACACATATGGTTTTCTTTCAGATAGAATACGCGTGTATGTTCAAAATACTGAACAGAGATCAGCACCAGCTGCAAACTGGTTAGCAATATGGACTAGGAGTTAACATGAAATATCTATGTATTGAAGACGGCAAAGTAATATCAATGCTTGATTATGTGCCCAATGTTCCCAAAAGTGTTGAAGTATTGGAAATTTCTGATTTGGAAGCAGAAGAATTAAATCAAGGTAAAAGATATTACGACTCTATTGATAAAAAAACAAAAGCGGTAAAAAAGGAAATATTGGATTCCATGGATTCTAGCAATAAGTCGCAAGCGTATTTAAATTCTACCGATTGGATGATTTTACGTCATATGAGGCAACTTACTCTAGGGATTGCAACAAGTCTTTCTGATTCAGAATATTTAAAACTAGAAAAATCTAGGCAAGCTGCTGCCATGAAAATAATTAAAACATAAGTAGGATTCAATAAATGTGGACACTAATTAATAACACATATACAGCATCAGCAAACGAAAAATTGCTAATAGATACTAGTATTGTTCCTATATCTGTAACACTGCCAAACTCTCCAGCTCCTGGTGCTTCCGTATTAAT